CTTGGAACAGCATCGTGACGGCCCTCTGCCAGGACACGATCCTGTGAGGCTGGTAGCCGAGGTCCAGAACCAGTGTCCTAGACATGACCGCCTCCTTTCGTGGTCAGAAAACTCTACCAGTGCGAGCGAGAGGAGTCGAACCTCCACGCCCTCTCGGGCACCTGGGTTTGAGCCAGGCGTGTCTGCCGTTTCACCACGCTCGCGTACCCGCTGCGGGACTCGAACCCGCACGCACGAGGCGCCGGGGTTTAGGCCCGGTGTGTCTGCCGTTCCACCAAGCGGGCTCGGTGCTACGGAGAGGAGTCGAACCTCCACGGGGACTATGCCCCACCAGCCCCTCAAGCTGGCGTGTCTACCATTTCACCACCGTAGCGTAGTGCCAGGGAGAGGAGTCGAACCTCCACGACCTTTCGGCCACTCGGTTCTGAGCCGAGCGCGTCTACCATTTCACCACCCTGGCATAGTGGGCACAGAGGGACTCGAACCCCCGACTCTTGGGTGTAGGCCAAGAATGATCCCATTTCACCATGCGCCCATGAAAACTCTGGTCGGGCAGAAGGGATTTGAACCCCCGACCTCCGCGTCCCGAACGCGGCGTGCTCCCAGACTGCACCACTGCCCGATGTTGATCGGCTGGTAGGGCGTGGCCCTCTCTACCGCCGCACTTTGGACCGGCCGATCGGTGGCAACGGAGGGAATCGAACCCTCTTGATCGCGGATATGAGCCGCGTCCCCTAGCCCGTAGGTCGCTGCCGAGGCGGGGGCTGGATTTGAACCAGCGATCTCTTGGTTATGAGCCAAGTGGGGACGACCAGGCTCCCCTACCCCGCAGGCGCGCTCGCCGGGACTCGAACCCGGATTCCTGGCTTCGGAGGCCAGTGCCCTATCCTTTGGACGACGAGCGCTTGATCTGATCGGCCAACGCATCCGCCTCTCTCGCGGCCTTGCGGTAGTGCTCTACGCCACGGCGTAGACACTCCTCGCAGTTGACCTCTGCCAAGCGTTTCAGCCCGGCCAACTCGACTCCTTTCCGTGTGTAGATCTCGTGACCCTCCACCCCGCAGAAAGCTCCACGGTAAGGGCTCACGAGATGAACCACTGACGGTTCCATGACGCCCTCCCTTCGGAGACCCCGGCCGGACTCGAACCGGCATTCCAAGGTTCGTAGCCTTGTGCCCTATCCTTTGGACGACGGGGCCAGCGCTCCCACGAGGACTCGAACCCCGATCCACGGGTTAGAAGCCCGGTGCCCTATCCGTTGGACGATGGGAGCGTGGAGGCGCAGGGCGGAGTCGAACCGCCGACTGGAGGGTTGCAACCTCCCGTCTTTCCGTTTGACCACTGCGCCAGAGGCCGACAAGGGATTGCGAGAGACGTTTACGTGCTCTGCCACTGAGCTACCGCCTCCATAGAGGGGAGGCGGACGGGGATCGAACCCGCGACCACGCGCTTACAAGGCGATGTACTCCCACGAGCATTCGGCCGGAGCCGGCTACGGGACTCGAACCCGTTTCTCGGGCTTGGGAAGCCCGCGCCTCACCTGTTTGGCCTAGCCGGCAGTTGGGCGCCCCCGGGGGACAGGGGCGCCCGTTCGATCAAGTGGGGTTAGTTGGTAGCCAGGTCGATGCCGTCGATGATCTCCAGCCACGACCCGGTGTCACCAGCGAGGAAGGAGCTTGCGACCTTGAACACCGCGTCACTCCAGCCGGACACTTGCAGGATCTCCGGGTGGTTCCCGTCGATCTGATGCGTGCGCCCGGGGGTGATGTCGATGCACACCAGCTTCGCGTCCCGGTTGCGGTTCCGCAGCGTCTCCCACTCGTGCATGAGAGCCGTTCCGCTCCCGTAGCCCCAATAGCCCCTGTCGGCCCATGACTCGTAGTCCGAGATGACCACGACGTGATCGACCTTCAGGCGCCGCTGGTTCACGTGGTTGAACGCAGCGCTCAGAGCCGTTCCACCTCCACCGAATCGGGCGAGCCGATCGGCTTCGGTCAGAAGCGGGTTCCGAGGCTCCGGACGGTAGCCGGTGTGGACCGACGTATCGACCGGGAGAACGGCTGCGTCACGGTTCTGACGCAGGTACGACGCAGAGAACAGCGCCGCGACGTCCACGCACCGGACCTTGGTGGCCACCTGCTCCATGCGACCCGTCTTCCGGTTCCGCTTGAAGCCTGTGACCGGGCTCCGCATCGACCCGGAGACGTCCACGACGATCAGCGTCCGGCCCTCTGCGACCGGGGCGTTCTCGGTGGCAATCTCCATGGCGTCGTGGAGAGCGTCCACGATCTTGCGAGGCACGTCCGGGTGGATGTGCTTGTAGGCCGCGAGCAACTGGTACGGCATGACCCGGGCCTTCTGGATCGACTCCCGGTCCCGCAAGCGGTCCGCGATGAAGTCCTCCATGCCGGGGTCGGCCTTCAGAACCCCGTGCCGCAGAGCGGTGTTGAGGTTCATCCGGATGAAGTGCCACTGCCCGTTGCGGAAGATCTGCGCCCACTGCTCGCCCGTGAGGGGCTCTGCCGTGAGCAACTGGAAGTCCACCGGAGGCGATGGCAGGCTCTTGTCTGCCTTCCACTCCTCGTACTGCCGGACGAGCGGCGGGAGATTCTTCCAGCCCTTCTTCCGCCGATCCTTCTCGCCCTTTCCGATCATGTACCCGAACAGCGCCTCGTGCTCCGGAGAAGCCGGGCTCGGGTGGACCATCTTCACGATGTCCGCGCCGGATGGGTCTTGACCGACCGACAGTTGACGGAACAGCCAGTTGGGCTTGTTCCTGGAGAAGAAGCCCCGGACGAGGTTCCGTGGCCCGGTGCCCAGCGACTTCCGACCGAGCTTTCCACTCCGCATCATCTGGACGAAGTTGCGGAGCATCTTCCCGTTGTCGATGACCTGCGGGAATGCGGCCTTCAGGGCTGCGCGTCCGTTGTCACCACGAGAGGCCAGGACCGCCATGAGCAAGGCCGGCATGTCCTTCATGTAGCCTTCCTTGCGCGTGAAGATCGCCAGCTTCGCGATGAAGTCGGAGTCGCACTCCTTCGCCAGAGCGAGCACGCGGTCCAGGTGGTCCTCGGCGTTCACGTAGAACGTGTCCGAGAGGCACCCTGTCATCGCGTACCGAGCCAGGGCTTGCTTGGAGCCGAGAGCGTATGCCTTGCCCCCGGCTGCGTTCACTGCGTCTGCTGCCTTGACCGTCCGCCCACGGGACGATCCGAAAAGAGACTTGTTCGCCATGATCGACCTCCCTTCCGCCAACAGTGCGGCGCTTTCATGGCTGCCTTCCCCACCTACAGGCGTGGGGTGGCAATCTCCTATCGCTACCAGGTAGCGATTGGATAGTCAAGAGTGCCCTGACAAGTGAGCGCGAGAGCGTTTTTTTCAGCTTCCGGCCCATGATTCAGGCTCCGAGGAGCCGGCGGGCCGGGACAGGATTTGAACCTGCAACCTTTGATTTAGGAGATCAATGCTGTACCGATGTACTCCCACTAGGCATTCAGGGCGGTGCTGGTAGGGGGAGTCGAACCCCCATCTTCAGGGTGGAAACCTGACGTCCTGCCGTTGAACGACACCAGCAAAGGCCGACAAGAGATGGTCGAGATAAGCGCCCCCGAAGGGCACCCGCCACAGAGCGGCCCCCGAAGGGGCCTTGGCGGCGGGCAAAGGATTTGAACCAATGTAATCCCGTCCGAGCATTCGGCCGGAGCCCCGAGCGGGAATCGAACCCGCCATCTCCGCCATACCAAGGCGGCGAATCACCGTTGATTCATCCGGGGCAGAGGATCGACAAGGTGGGCGCGAGGCTATGCCTTTACCAAGGTTAGGCTACCTGGCCATGGAAAGCTCCGAGGAGCGGTGGCCAGGGGTGGATTTGAACCATCAAAGTAGTCCCGCAAGGCATTCGATCCAGTGGAGCCGGGGGGAATCGAACCCCCATCCCCTGGGTGCAAACCAGGTGCTCTCCCGTTGAGCTACGGTCCCATTGCGGCGACAAGGGTTGCAGAGATCGTACCTCCGGGGGTGTTCGCCCCGGCGCTCTGATTGAGCTATAGGCGCAGGACTGCACGGTGTTACCCGCCGCCCCTGCTGGAGCACCTAACGATGTATTCCCCGCCTGCATTCGCCGCGTAGGAGACTGACCAGGGGTCGAACCTGGAAGCGCACGAGCCGATCGGTCTCCCGCACGCCGTCCGTCTCTTCAATCTCCGGTGGATCGTGCCGGGGTCGAACCGGCGACCTCCGCGATGCGAACGCGGCGCTCTCCCACACTGAGCTAACGACCCATGAGGCCGACAAGGAACGGTGAGACGACGGTTTTTCTCCAACGAAAATGTAGTCCCTCCAAGCATTCGGCCGGTGGAGTCGGAGGGGCTTGAACCCTCGGCCTTCGGTCTGCCAGACCGACGCTCTCCCAACTGAGCTACGACCCCATCCACAACCCGTCAGGGGGGCTGCGGCGTATGAGAATGCGACCGGGACAGAACCCTTGTCGTCGCGGTGGGCGTGGAGGGATTTGAACCCCCGATCTTCTGCGCGTCGAGCAGACGTCTTTCCACTTGACCACACGCCCTCTGGTACCCCGCCCCGGACTCGAACCGGGATTCGCCGGCTTATAAGGCCGGTGCAGTACCCTTGTGCTAGCGGGGCTCCGAGTTTTCGGAGCCCGGTATTCGCCTCATCATTGGAACCCCCTTCTGGTGCCCAGGGACGGAATCGAACCGTCGTTCTCGCACTTATCAGGCGCGCGTCTTGCCACTCGACCACCCGGGCATGGAGCCCCCGGCCGGACTCGAACCGGCATCCTCTCGGGTAGGAGCCGAGCGCACGTCCTGTCGTGCTACGGGGGCATGGGGTGATCGATGGGACTCGAACCCACTAGGGCCGGGATCACAACCCGGTGCCGCGACCACTTTGGCTTCGACCACCATGAGAGCCGACAAGGAACCGATGAGATCGTGAGTCATTCTATGGGCAGGACTCGAACCTGCTTCTCCGGGATTGCCCGGCGCTTTTCCTCATAAGCTACCTCAGAGATGTAATCCCGCCGTGCATTCGGCTCGGTACCAGCGCCGGGACTTGAACCCGATCCTCTCGGTCCACAGCCGAGCGCGCCACCCGTTGCGCCTCGCTGGCATGGTCCCCCGAGAAGGAATCGAACCTCCCTGGCCATACGACGACGGGGTTACAGCCCGCCCACCATCCATAGGTGTCTATCGGGGGAAAACTCAGTCCGCGTGGAGGGATTTGAACCCCCGTCTTCCGGCTCCCAAAGCCGGCGCCCGACCAGGCTGGGCCACACGCGGATGGTGGAGAGCCCCGGAATCGAACCGAGATTCGCGGATTTTCAGTCCGCTGCTCTACCGATTGAGCTAACTCTCCATGGCGGGGATGACGGGATTTGAACCCGCGATCTTCTGCGTGACAGGCAGATGTCCTACCCAGGCTAGACCACATCCCCAAAAGGCCGACAAGATCGATGAGAGCTTTTACATGCCGGACTCGAACCGGCTAGGTTTGGTTGATAGCCAAATTGTGAACCAATCACGATGTACTCCCACCCGGCATTCGGCCTGGCAGGTCACTGAGGAATCGAACCCCACAGACGTCCGGGTTTGGAGCCCAGACCGCGTACCCAGCGCGTGACCCAGAGCGTCTCCGTCCAGGGCGTATCCATGGAACGAGTCGCTTCATGCGTCTCTCGGAGACGTGGCAGCATCCCGAAGGTCGCTGCCCCCACTGGTACCGTTGCTCCCTTTCGGGCCTGGCGGTCCTTGGTGGGCCAGCATCGGAGGCAGGGATCGAACCTGCACTGACGCGGGGTCAAAGCCCGCCGCTCTACCGTTGAGCTACTCCGATATGAAAACTGCGGCTCGGGCGCGAGGACTCGAACCTCGATTAGCGGGGCCAGAACCCGCCGTCCTGCCATTAGACGACGCCCGAATGGTGGGTCCACCGGGACTCGAACCCAGATCGTCCGATTAAGAGTCGGAGGCGTTGCCAATTACGCTCATGGACCCGTGAAGGCTGGCCAGGTGGGACTCGAACCCACAACATCCCGGTTAACAGCCGGGCGCTCTACCAGGTGAGCTTCTGGCCAATATGCCCCGGGGCCGGGTGAGCCCCGGGGCGAAGATGCTCGGTTGTCACAGACCGTTCGGCCGTCGCCGGCAGGTTCACAATCGGAACCTGCTTCTTCGATCGGTGGGGGCAACAGGGCTCGAACCTGCTCAGACCGGATTAAAAGTCCGGTGCCCGTCCTGTCGGGCGCTACCCCCGGAGATTGCTGTCTCCGGGTCATTGTTTGAATCGCCTGGGCATCGCTCCTCGTCTCCTCGAATCCGCCAACGAAAAAAGCCGCCTCGGTTTCCCGGGGCGGCTCTCGCGTACAGTGCGTGTGCTTTGCGAGAGCCTACCCGGGGCTACCCTCCTGAAGCGCGATGGCGGCATAAAACACGGTATTGCCGCTATCGGAGGGTAGACACGTCCATGAGGACGGTCGTTTGACCTCCGTGCGCTTCAACCGGGTATGGGATTCTTGCCGTTGCATCGTGCTTCTCAGTAGCTCCCGGAAGGTGATGGACCTCCCGCTCGCACTTCTCAGCCTGTCAAGCGCAAACCATCCCGTCAAGGGAAAAATGCACGCCGAGGCAACTTTTTTGCGGCTCTTTGGAACGTACTGACTGGTACTCCGTTGAGGGGCGGAGTGATCTCCCTGACGCCCACGGCGACGGCCCCGCGACCAGTGGTCGCAGAGATGGCTGTGAACGATTGCTCTTGACACCCGTGACAATCTCCTGCTATGTGGTATGAGTGAGTCGGGGAAGGTCTCCCCGAAGGAGAGCGATCGTGGCCCGTTTCAAGCACTCCTTACGCTCCGAGATGAGCGACGACCGCTACTCCGTACTGGTGTTGGAGGATGAGCGCTCGACGCACATCCGATGTAGCGTCGATGGCGAGTGGGTCGTGCGCGTGACGGCGCCCCGAAGGCACGATGCGTTCTGCGCGGCCGAGAAGGCGCTGCTGCTTCTGCGGGAGCTTGTCGAGGAGAGGCCATGAAGAAGCACCTGAAGTACCTGAGCTATGTCATCCGCCACCGCTGGTACGTGTTCGTGGAGTGCCTGAAGATGGGCCTCGTCTGGCGCGGGCTCGTGCACGACCTGTCGAAATTTCTGCCCTCGGAGTGGTTCCCCTACGTCAACTACTTCAACGGCGAGTGGCGCTGCAAGGGGGACGTGCCGCCGGACTACAAGGCCCCGCAGGAGATCAAGGCCGCCTTCGATCTCGCGTGGCTGAAACACCAGCACCGCAACCCGCACCACTGGCAATACTGGCGGCTCCGGGAGGACGACGGCGGAACCAAGGTGCTCCCCATGCCGCCCGTGTTCGTGAAGGAGATGCTGGCCGACTGGCGGGGCGCCGGGAAAGCTCAGGGGCAGACGTCCCTCGGTCCTTGGTATGCCAAGCACTACTGGAAGATCGAAGTGGCGAAGGAGACGCGCGACCTCTTGCACTCCCTCATGGAGCCCGACGAGCTACCGCCGACCGAGACGGTGACGGTGTTCGACAGGGTGTCGATCGAGAGTGTGTCCATGATGCCGGACGGCAGCATGCAGGCAGCCGGCAAGGTCGAGGAGTCGCACACCGAGGAGCGAGTCGTAGGCGGCCCGGGACAAGGCGTGTCCATCGGGTCGCGCGGGCGTGTGGGGGAGGTGAAGAGATGAGCAAGGAAGGGGTCGAGAAGCTGGAGGACGCAGCCTTCACCTTCCTGTGCGCGATCGAAGACCTGCGGACCGAGTTGCCTCGCGATCTGTACGACTGCGCCAAAGGAGTTGCTTGGGGCCTCCGAGGCACGCTCGGGAGCGAGTTGGAGAAGCACGGAGAGCCGCTCCGGCACCCGGGCGGGAGGAAGAAGAAATGAACCCCCTATGGGAGCGCTGGCAGCGTTGGATCATGTCGTTCGGGTGCACCGATCAGGGGCGGGCGGTGGCGTTGGAGCTTTCGCACGACGAGATCGTCCGGCTCGAACCCCTTCTCACCTACGCTCTGATGAACACGATAGACCAGCTACGCATCGACTCCATCAACGGTGAGCCCCTGACCATGATGGAGCTACGCAACTACGTGGAGGCGGGCGAGGGCGGGGACAGCCTCACCCTCTGGTACCGCGTCCCGTGGTGGCCGAAACCGGAGGCATGAGATGAGCACACCTGGCACCCCCGCATGGCTTCGCGCGATGGCGGAGAGGGAAGAGAAGGCGGCTGACAACCTGCGAGAGATCATCCGGGAGCACCAGGATCTCAAAGCGCACCAAGAGGAGCTACAGAGTGGCGTGGACGCCCACGTGGCGCTCCGTGAGGGCTTGCTCCGCGCAGCCAACCGTATCGAGCGCCTTCAGGCCGAGCTAGCGAAGCAGAAGACCGGCGTGGACCCGACACACTGCCCGCCCCCGGCCCCGCGCCGCCCGGCCCCGTCGTTCCCCCGTCAGGTGGAAAGGCCGCAGGTGCCGATCTACCGTGTGCGGATGCCGGCGTCGGAGTTTGCGACGGACCAGCGCGACTACGAGCGCTTCTTCGATTGGATCAACGGCTCGGAGAACCTCGGGATGGGCCTGCTCGACCCGTGCGAGGTATTCGTCCTCGGAGACCCGGACGTGGACGGAGGGACGTGGGATTTCGACACCGTGATCGGCGTGTCCACGCTCATGAAAGACAAGCACCCGAAGGGGTTCGTTCGCATCTCCGGCACGAGCCGGAAGGGGCCGTTGAACCTTCTGGCGAAGTCTCTCGGGAGCATCGACCTGAAGGGGTGCATGGTCCTGGACGTGGAGGCATCGGACGACGAGACGATCATCGAATTCGTGGCGCAGTCTGCGGAGCCGGTGAAGGTGGAGGAAGACGATGAAGCCGAGTAGAGAAGAGATCGCCCGTCTGGCCGAGGAGCGTGATCGGGCCATGGAGCGTTGGCGCATGGCAGTCGAGGGCGAAGCCGAAGAAGAGGCACCTCGCGAGTGCATGCACGGGTTCATGCACGGGTGGTGCCCCGACCCCCGGTGCAGCTACGCCATGAAGGCCGACGAGTACGACGCCGAGATGAAGCGCGACCCGCTCCACGGAGAGATGTGGGACCGCGACAAGCTCCTGTACCCGAAGGTCCGGATGATCCGAGCCCAGAGGGGTGACGAGTGGGGCTGGGAGGTCAAGTGCCTCGTGCGCCCGCGCGAGGGCGAGAACGGGGAGGTGGTGTGGGCCGAGGAGCAGCACAGCGCCGAGCACGCACCCTTCGGTCCGACCCGACGTATCCACTGCGCCTGCGGGATCTCCTACGACGTGACCACCGACATACCGCCAGAGCACGTGCCGGGGCTCTGCCCGCAGTGTGGCGGCGAGCGCTTCCGCTCCACACCGCTCGTGGAGGTCTACGAGGAGCCCATACCGAACGACGACGATGACGGCGTGGACGACCTCGACTTGCCGGGTTCCCCAGACCATGACGCGGACATCGCGGACAGCTACCACCGCGCCCGAGACGACGAGCTAGCCCGGCGCGCAGAGCACGCGACCAAGGCCGAGGAGAGGGCTCTCCAAGACTTCACGAGCGCCATGGAAGAGGTGCGCTGCAAACTCGTAGCGGCCGTGGGCGGCCCGGCGAACATGAAGTGGATGGACCTGGTTCCGGCCGTGGAGAAGCTGGCCACAGACCTGGCCAACACCAAGGCCAACAGCGCGAACGTCTTCCTGGCCGTCAACATCGTCCGAGAGCACCTGTGGAAGATCCGAGACGTGGCCGCCAAGGCGCTCGGAGAGGACGTGCCGGACTGGACGACCGGAGACGAGCACACGGCTACTGCCTACGTGGAGCGGATCATCGCTCGCCTGGAGGAGAACGCCGAGGAGCGGAGCCGCATGGTCGGCACGATCAACCGCCTGGAAGAGGACGTCAAGGTGCTCCACGAGGGCGACGAGACCGAGGCCGGGACGTGGAAACTCCACTACGTCAGCCTGTGCCAAGAGATCGGCATTCCGCGTTCGGTCTACGGCGACGTGAAGGCCCCGAAGGTGGACGAGATCGCCCGCTACATGGGGCAGACGTACACGCCCCTGACGAAGCTGGCCGAGCGCGTGGCCGACATCGAGAACCGGCTTCCGAAGCAACAGGTCTGCGGCCAGTGCGGGGCTCGCTACCCGACCGGGGTGCAATTCTGCCCGTCCTGCGGAAAGGAGCCATCATGAGTCACACCTACGAGGACGAGACCGGGATCATCTTCCACTACAATTCGGACCTGTCGGGCGGGGTCACGATCGTCGTACCCCCGAACAACCCTCACGGGGACGGTACGGAGATTTCGATCGAGGCGGACGTCCTGAGCCGGTTCGTTTTCCACGCCATGATGGACCCCGAGGAGACGCTGGCCTGGCTCGACAAGGTGAGGGAGTGGGTCAACCGGCACACGAACGCGGTGACTCAGTACCGGGAGGAGCGAGCGAGAGCCCTCTTCTCGCGGCCTCCGGAGCAGCGCTGCGAGAGTTGCGAGAACGCCCCGGACGACTGCTACCCGGACCCTCCCGACTCAGGCGGGTGCGACTCCCACAAGCCGAAGGTGCGTCTGGAGTAGCCGTGGACTGGAGAGAGCTACGAGAGGAGCGGCTGGACCGGGTGAACGAATTCCTGGCGGTCATGGGCTCCCACGGGAGGAAGTTTTTCTGCCACGAGGGAGTGGTGTCCTGGCTCGAACAAGACGAGCGGGGACGCATCTGGTTCGTGGACTCTTGGCAGGGAACACGGGTCTACACGCACCGGGAAGGGCGCTGGCGGGGCTTCCACCACGGCGGGACTCTGAAGGGGCTCGTGAAGGCCCTGAAGAGGTACGTGATGGAAGGCACGATGCTGTCTCCCCGGGCCTTGTGGTGGCCGGAGTGGTACTGCGCTGGAGACCTCTGGGGGTACGGGGAGGCCATGCACCCGGTCCGCGAGGCCGCCTTGCGGCTTGGGCTTGTGGTGTCTGGAGAGTAAGATCGTCGGCATGGGGTGTATTACCGTGATCCGAGATGAAAAGATCGTCACGCTCGACGTGACGTGGACCGACGACGTGGTGGTCGAGTGGGCCGAGGACGATGGAGTTTGCATCGTGCGAGCCGCGCTGGACTACGCAGAGGCCGACGCGCGGATCATCCTCCGGCGTGGACCGAGCGAGATGGTCCTGGCTTCCGGGCTTGGCCGAGAGATGAGCTACTCCGGCAAGCACGCGGTTGCCAAGGGTGATGAGGTCGTGCTTCAGTGGCGCGCTCTCGTGCCCTCGGAGCCGGGTGTGTCCGAGGTGGCCGAGGTGACGCTGGAGGCCATGCAGGACCAATTCGAGGCCGAGGAGACGAAATCATGAGCTACGGCGCGGCGGTGAAGGCCGAACGCAAGCTCGCAGTAGATGAAGATCAGATGTGCTCCTACTGCACCGGGTTCCTGCACATGGGGGACGCCTACGTGGAAGTCACTTCCGAGGTGGCTCCGGACCCAGAGACAGGGAACGACGAGATGGTGTCGGTCATCTGCGAGACGTGCGCGAAGAAGATCGGGGCGGCGGTGAGGGGGAGATGAGGACGGTGTTGGATGGCGGCGATGGTGGTGGTGATCGTCTTGGCCCTCGCGGTCTATGACGTGACGGAGTGGCTCAGAACCAGGGACGACAGGTGTGGATATGGACTGGCGAGAAAAGGCCGAAGAGATCGTCGGCGCCCGCCCAGCGGAGTTTGATCCTGAGTGGCATGAGGCGAAGATCCGCCTCATCGAAGGGCACCTACAGAGAGCCTACGAGGAAGGCGTGAAGGTGGCCGAGGAAGGCGCCTACGAGATCGTGGAGTGGGAGGAATTGGTCGATGGCGAGACCATGACCCACTTCACGGAGGACGACAACCGCAGCCGATTCGAGGTCCGAGGGCCTCTTGGCAACGTCATGGTCGTCGTCCCGGACTCGCGTGTCCTGGAAGAGGGCGGCCCGGTGGTCATGGCCGAGAAAGCCGAGGCCATCCTGAAGGCGTCCAAGCGGGTGCTGAAAGACACCGGCTGGGATGGAGAGGTCATCCTGGTCCCGTCCGACATCAAACTCATGCGACTCCGAAGGCGGCCCTTCTGATGGGCTGGGCCTTCTGCGGCACGAACAACCACGGCCAAGAGATGGGCTACGGGGTGGAGGCGACCTGCGACGAGCCCGGCTGTGATGAGGTGATAGACAGAGGACTCGCGCACGTGTGCGGACGCATGCACGAGGACGACGAGACCTGCCACAAATACTACTGCGGGCGGCATCTGTTCGTGGCCAACGTCGGGCCTGGCGGCGGCCTGTGCTCACGGTGCCTGGACGAGTGGGAGAGGCGGGGACTGTTGGAGGACGCCGGATGAAGATGCCAACGCAGAAACAGATCGAAGAGATGGGCGCAAGCCTGGAAGAGATGGCCCGGGAGACGGAGGGACTCGGACCGCCGGAACCGGAGATGCTGAAAGACTGCGGTGACGGTGAGGTCCGACCGATCCTGGTCTACCCGAGCCCGAGACTACGCGACGACACGGCGGACGTGCTGGACTTCGATGACCGGCTCCGCAAACTCGTGGCCGACCTGACGACCACGATGTATACGGTCGGCGGCATCGGGCTCGCAGCGACACAGATCGGGGAGACGGACCGGGTGTTCGTGATCGACCTCATGAACGGGCAGCCACCACAGAAGGGGAGGCCGCCGAGCCAGCTACTCGTCGCGGTGAATCCGAAGGTGTGGTTCATCCCTGGCAAGACGAAACGGGACGCCGAGAGGTGCCTCTCCTTCCCTGACGCCGTGGAGAACATCACCCGGCCGCACCAGATCGTCATGAAGGCGTTCAACCACCGTGGCAAGCCCTACGCGCTAGGCTGCGCTGCCGACCTCGCACGCGCGATCCAGCACGAGTACGACCATCTGGAGGGGGTGCTGCTCATCGACCACATGCCGAAGAAGAAGGCCCGCGATCTCAGGGCTCGCATTCAGCGGAGCGGCAGGCGGCGGTGAGCGACTACTCGGACCGAAAGCTCCCCCGCGAGGGGGCCGAGCCCGAGCGCGTGGTCCACATCCTCGACAGCGGCTTCGCCCTGTGCGGGATGGGGGAGGGGCTGTTCCCGGGTGAGTGGCCGACAGGGCATCTCTGGACCTACGAGTGGGACCGCGACAACGTGACCTGCGAGGCGTGTCTCAGAGAAGCGGGTCGCCTTTCCCGCCGGGCAGCGGGGCCATCACGGCAGGGGCCGGACAGGTAGGGCACTGAGGGCAATTGCAGGCTGGACATTCACATGCCCCGTAGCGCTCCTCACACTCTTCGTGGGACCAGTCCTGGCAGGGGGGACAGACTTCGATGATCTCGATTCCGTTGTCGGTCTGGACCGGCATCTTCACCGGCTCTCGCGGCTTCTCCTCGCCAAAGAATTCACCGACCTCTTGCAGTGCTTCCGGGTCGGCTGAGAAGACCAGATAGAAGCACGTCGGGACCATGATCACCAGCGCACAGATGAGGGTGCACAGGATGACCATGACCGAGCGATTCGTGCCTGGGAATTTCGCCTCGAACCCCGGGAATTTCAGATCGACCAGGCCCTTGGACTCACCGCGTTCCAGGAACGGCTTCTTTGGAGTTTTCCCAGGATCGAGGGTCGGGCAGTCGTCGCACTTCGCCTTCTTCCGATCTTTCCTCGATTGGCGCTTCGGTGCCCCCTTCGGCGGCTTCTTCCGACCTCGGGCCATGAGGTATCCTACCACTTTCGGCTTGACATTTTCGCGTCAATAGCATACATTAGCAGGGACGAGTGGGATGTGTCCCGCTAGGAGAGGATCGCACGATGACACCAGCGGCCTACAACCTGTTCGAGAGCCTTGTCCGCGCGACGATCACGATCGCGGAGAGTGCTCTTTCAAAAGACAAGGCTGACGATCTTCGCGGAGACCTAACCGGAAAGCTCACATCCTTGAAGGTCGTCATGCAACGCGAAGAGGCTGAATCCCTTATACAGCCGATGGCGCAGTTGGTCCTGGCCCTGGGGAAGCACGTTCTCGGCCGACCCGTCAAGGTGAGCGACGGCGACGTCAGCAAGCGCGACCTGGAAGGCATCGTCAACGACCTGGAGAGGCGCCACGAGCACGACAGCGCGGTCAGGGAGGCCACGCTTCACCCGACCGGCCGATGCACGTGCGCGGGTGAGGGCACGTGCGAGTGGTGCAAGACGCACTGTGCGGACTGCGGGGCGCCGATCCGAGAGGACGGGACGTGCCCGAGAAGCCATATGGAGCCCGGGGAAGAAGTCGAGGCCGACGCAGCGGGGCTCGACCCGCTACGGTGGCGCCTGCTCAAAGACGAGGCCGGCGACCCCGTTCTGGCGCTCTACTTCAACGGGCGCAAGGACTCCCTCTCGCAGGAGCAGGTGGAGGAGATTGAAGAGGCCGTGCTCCCGATCATTCGCGGGTGGGGCCGATGAGAGACGACGAGAGGCCGTGGGATTGGATGCTGGACGGCGTGGCGCCCTTCCTTGGGTGGTACATCGCCATCGTGCTCTGGCTCGCGGTCACGGACTGCCTTGGGTAGGCAGTAGGAGAACGACATGGCGAAGATCCTAGTCACGGGCGGCCCCGTGCACGCGAAGCTGGACGCAGTGAAGATCGTGACCAACCGCTTCCGGGGTGGGCGCATCGTGCGGATGGCACGGCTCCTGGCCCAGAAGGGGCACGACCTCACCTATCTGTGCTCCAAGGACGCCGCGCATCCGAATACCCTTGTTCCGAGAGTCAAGCACGTCGAGATGGGGCTGGTTCATCACGACGGGTTCATCGACTACATGGAGAAGGTGCCGGAGCTTGCCCGGGAGCACGACATGGTGATCCTGGGGGCAGCGGTGGCGAACCTCATCCCGGAGCCTCCGTGGGGCACGGACCAGAAATTCCCCTCGCACGACTACCAGGAAGGCGACAAGGTGATGGTGCCCTTCCGCGTGGCCCCGCGCGTGATCAACGAGGTGAAGCAGGCCAACCCGCGATGCACGCTCGTCGGGTTCAAGTTGCTCTCCGGCGTGAGTGACGAGGAGCTACTCCGGGCAGCCTACACGATCATCCTGGACGCGAAGGCGGACCTCGTGGTGGCGAACGACTCGACCAACCTCAACCGAAAGCTACTGGTTACGAAAGAGCGCTCGGTCATCGAAGCCTACGAGGAAGGCTACACCGGGCTCGACACTGAAGTCGGCTCGCTCCTGATCCTCGTGGACTTCCTCTCCGAGATGGCCAACGACGAGCACTACGCCACGGTGTGGAGGGACAGCGGTGTCCCTGGAGTCCCGGACGCGCTGGACAGCTACTTCGCCGTCATGCGGGAGCACGGACCGCGTATCGAGGAATTCGGCACTGTCGGAGACCTCGTGTTCGGGTGCGTGGCTGTCCGCGTGCCCGGTGGTGGTTTCCTCTGCTCCCCGAGGGGCAAGAACACGATCCATGAAGACCCCGTGTACGTCCACACCGTCCATCACGGAGTGCGTCACGTCATGGTGGGGCGGTCCGCCTACCTGGACACCGATGAGTACCTGAAGGCCAGCCTCAACGCCCCGCTGCTCGCTCGCATGTTCGAGGCGGACCCCCGTATCCAGGCCATCGTCCACACGCACCAGACAGATACGGGCCTGTCGGTGCTCCCCTACGCTCCTCCAGGCACCGTGCGGGACTCCCAGCGCAAGCTCCTCGATGAGGACTTCGAGATCGAACACCACGGGACGTTCACCCGGGTCATGGAGGCATCATGAACGACTACAAGCATCTGATGGGAGAGGACTACGAGCGCCTGTACGCGAAGTACCTCATCCGGCCGAGCCGGCTCCTCGTCGCGCCGGACCCTGCCGTCGCCCTGGACAAGGACACACGGCTTCTGGACCTGTGCTCAGGCTCCGGCGCCGTCGTGAAGGCTGCCATGGAGATGGGCGTGGCTCCGGCGAACATCGTGGCAGTCGAGGAGTCGCAGGCCATGTCGTTCGGATTGCACCGGCACGGACCGATCCACGTGGTCCACGGGCACCTGGAGTACCTGGGGCTCTACGACATGCTGGCCAAGCATGGCCCCTACGACCTCATCACATGCAGGCAAGCGGTAAACTACTGGTGGCACCGGGACATCGTGGAGGCCATCGTCGGGCTCCTGGACGTGAGCGGCTGCCTCGTGTTCAACACGTTCAACACCAAGCCGGCCGAGGTGCCACAGGCGAAGCAGTACGTCCACGGTGAGGCCCAATTCGCTGAGATCGCCTACCTCGTCGGAGACGTCGTGCAGCACGTCCAGGCCCGAGAGGGCATGGGCATGCACATGACCACGTTCCGGTGGATCGAACCAGAGACGTTCGCTGGCGTGCTGGACGAGCTATCCGACGAGCACGCCTTCGCCACGTGGACGCGCATCCGGGAGGACACGACCGACACCTACGTCGTCCGGCAGATCGATCATCCTTGACAATCGCCGGGCTATGTGGTACAAGGGGGGAAGATTGAAGTTGGAGCGGGATGGTTTCTCGCTAGGAAGCAGGTTCCATGACCGATTCTGTCACCGACGCATTCGATCCTGAAGACTGTGCCGTACAGATCGCACAGGACTTCTTTCGAGGCTACGGCAACGACGCCGAGGACCGGGCGAACCTCGTTCGGAACCTTCGGCGCATGGCCGACTGGATAGAAGCGGGCGGTCGGCGCCCGGAGAACGTCGTTCTTGCGCTGCCGACCGGCTACCGCATCGGGTAGGGTCAACATGGCGAAGACAATCACGTGCGCGTGCGGGGAGACGGTGGAGTGCCACGCCTTCACCAATACCTGCGAGTGTGGGCGCGACTACAACTGGTCTGGGCAACTGCTCGCTCCTCGATCCCAATGGGGAGAGGAGACGGGTGAGCACTGGTCCGAGTGCATCGGGCCGTTCGACGCGGACGACCTGGAAGGAGATTGGTGATGTTCGTACTTCCGATCAAGAGCACCTACGTTCCGAGTTGGGGCACGTTCGAGTGCCTACGAGAGGTGCTTCAGAACGCCAAGGATGAAGAGGACGAGCACGGCCACAAGATGGGCGTGAAGTACGATCGCGGGTGGCTTCGCGTGTCGAACCACGGGGCCACGATCACTCGCAAGGCGCTGCTCATCGGGGAGACCAGCAAGGCTCACCGGGGCGACCTTCGCGGTCAATTCGGAGAGGGGCTGGACCTGGCTCTCCTCGTCGGCGTGCGCGGCGGATACGAGATGCGCGTCTACACCCGCACGGAGGTCTGGACCCCGACCATCGAGCACGTGGAGAAGTTTGATGCCGAGGTGCTGGTCGTTCGGACCCGAGCCCTGAAGGTGGAGACGTCCGGGGTCGAGGTGCGGATCAAGATGCCGCTGGAGGACTGGCTGGAGGCCCGGAAGCTGTTCCGCTTCCTCGTGGACGACGAGGATGAATTCCTGGTCAAGGTGCGGAAGGGCACCATCATGCTCCACCCGGACCGGAAGGGTCACGTCTACGTGAAGGGGATCTACTGCACGACGATCCCAGACCTGGCCTACGGCTACGACCTCAACGACGTGAAGCTGGACCGCGATCGTCGCATGGTGGACATCTGGGATCTGCGCTGGGAATTGGCTGAGATGCTCCGCGAAGGCGTGCAGGTGGAGCCCGACAAGCTCGCTCCCCAGGTCTACCGGATGCTGCGCTCCAAGGCCGAGGACGTGCAGAGCATGAAGTACGGCACGACTCCGGACGAATTCGCGGAGAAGATGGCCGAGCACTTCCGGGCCGAGCACGGTGCGGACGCGGTGCCTGTCGAGGGCATGGCCGAAAGCCAGCGACTCGACCACGTGGGGGCCAAGGGCGTCGTCGTCTCCGACACCCTGAAGAAGGTGCTGGAGAAGAAGGTCCGGAGCGCCCAAGAGGTGCATCAGGAGCTTGCCACGGCCGTCGATCGGGAGTGGTCCTGGCACGACCTGGAGGACGAGGAGCAGGCCACTCTGAGCGAGATGGTCACGCTCGTCCACGAGGCCACGACGGAGTGGCGCGGCATGTACGACGTCCCGATGCTTCTGGACAGGCTCGTCGTCGTGGACTTCAAGAAAGAGACCATGCTGGGGACGTGCGACCGGAAGACCGGGCAGGTGAAGATCACCAGACGCCTGCTCGTCTCCCCAGAGGACGCGCTCACGACGCTCGTGCACGAGGAAGCGCACGCGCTCTCGGCCGCAAGCGACGGGGCGAAGCAGCACATAGCGATGATCGAAGCCATCTGGTCCCGGCTGTACTTCTCGAAAAGTTGACTATCGCCGGGCTTTATGGGAAGGGTGGTCCATGGCTGACGAGAAGACCCTGCAAGACGAAGTGTCCGAGACCACGGACCAGGAGCGCCGCATGCGCGCCCTGAAGCTGATCCGCCTCATGAAGGGCGACATCGTGACGTGCATGCAGACCGGAGCCCCGCTCGTCGTGGAAGGGGAGGGTCCGCTGAAAGCTCTCATGACCGTGGTAGAGGTGGCCGAGCACGCGACCCTGAAGGAGATGGCCCCGGTTCTCGGAGCAGACGGGAAGGTCGTGAAGCTGTAATGGGCGACGTGGTGGAGATGAAGAGGAAGGTCCGGGCGCAGGTGGCCCGGTTCGGCCATACGTTCCGTGCCGAGTACCAGGCCGGAGGGCACCCGTCACAGGCGGACCCGCAGGCGGCCCTGTACGTGGACGGCGCCTTCTTCGCATGGCTCGCCGTGGGCTTCCACGTCCTCGACTGGAAGGCCCTGTACCTGGACCTGGACGACGACCACGTGCTGGTCCCTCCGGACATGGTGGGCATGAGCCCGACGACCGAGGACACCAAGGACCACCGCTTCCTGTTGGAGGCCGAGGACTACATCCTGGCCCTACTCACAGAGGGGCTCGTGCGGGCGCTGGGAGCCTCCGAGACGGGCGGAGAGGAGCCCCAAGGAACGGTGGACCCCCGGAACCTTCACCCGCGCGAGAGGGCCTCCAGAGCCGTTGCCATCTGGCACGACCACGGCAAGGACGAGGAGCGGCTCCCGGACCTCATCGCCATAGAGATTTACGACGCGCTGGACGGGATGGGCATGACCCTGGCCGACGCCGTGGACGAGCACATCGAAGAAGGCGGCGAGCGGACGGAGTGTGGCGACCTGATCCGCGCTCTCGTGGACGACACCCTTCAAGCGTGGCGTGGAGGTGAGTCATGAAGCAGTGGACGACGGAGAATCTGATCGTCGCGGTCTTCTTCGCGGTCATCCTGTCGTTCGCCGTGTTCGGCGTCGTCGGGTCGTGTCGCGTGCGGGAGGCACAGGCGCAGGTCGGACAGACGCACGAGGAGAGGCAGACGATCGCGCTCGAAAAGATCGCGAACGAGCTAGGGAGGATGAGGCGAGATGGGATCAAGTGCCGATAGGGAGAAGGCGATGACGGTGGCCGGGCGACTGGCCCCGCAATTCTTCGCGGAAGGTCACGAGCGCGTCTACGTGGCGTGGTGCTGCGGTCGCGTGATCGTCAAGCCCGCCGAGGTGAAGGCGTGCAAGACGTGTGAGAAGGTGCCGGAGGGAGAGTGGCTGACGCCCGACAATCTCCACTCGACGGTCGGGTAGTAGCTCGACCCTGTATCGGCTGCGGCTTCTGCTGCATGAAGGCCCCCTGCGCCATCTTCACAGAGGCGATGAAGAAAGCCACGCAGGACGGGTGGCCGAGCGGCTGCCCCGAGTTGGCTTTCGAGGAAGGGAGGCACTGGTGCGGCGTACTCAAGAGCATGAAGACGGCCAAGAGCCGGAACCTCGTGAAGGGGGTTCTGAGCATCGGGGAGGGGTGTTGCTCCGGCCTCAACAGTTGGCGCCGCGAGCCGATCAAGGACCGCAGGTCCGGCCAGAGCTACTCCTCCGATTCGTCCAAGCGCTGATCCGGAACACGTTCAACGGCGATGCCATTCGGCTCGCTCTCATGTGGGCTCAGTCCGAGTCCGGGGCCTCCGATGAAGAGGTCCAGCTACTCGTCCAGGCTATCCGAAACGAGCACCCCGGCTGCAACGCCGGGGGCGGCATGTTCGAGCCCTTCTGAGCGACCAGTGGTCGCAGGCGATCTGCCTGACATTCCGTGCTATTCTGGAAAACTCAGGAGGCACCATGTACGACCTGGACAACACCAGCCTCGGGCTCTGGGTAGACCTGCCGAGGCGGATGGTTCTCACCCCTGACTTCTTCCGCTGGTTCGCTGAGACGCTCCGGTTCGACCTCATGTCGATCATGATCGATGACGCGGACCCAGCGGTGGAGTTTTCTTGGACTGAGAAGGATGTCGAGCGAGCCCTCAAGATGGCCGACCCTTACGCCATCGAGATCGCGCTCACGACCTGGCCGTACCCGGACGTGAACCTGCTTCGCCTCATGGAGCAGAAGATGGACGCGCTGCTCGGCGTTGGGCCGGTGGGCGAGTGGGAGACGGACCAGGAATTCAACTGGCAAGAGGACGACGTGAACGGCTTCGCCAACCTCGACAAGGCGGGCGATGCGTTGGTCGATATCAAGGGCCGGCTCTGCGACAAGCACGGCTGCCGGAACACGATGACGACCTTCACCTACCATCGGGAGAACAGCCCGAAGGCTGACACCGCGCAGCACATGGACCGTGTGATGGTCCAGGCGTATGCGACCGACGAGCGGGACGGCAAGCCGGTCACGTGGGACCACCGCTTCGGCCCTGGCCGTATGCAAACTCTCACCCTCAACCGCACGATGAAGGTGCCAGGTGTCGCGGCCGGCGTGGTCGAGCTAGGTGTGGGTCATGCGGCGTGGAATCAAGACGGCTTCCGGCGCCGGGTGGACGGAGAGTGGGTCGTCATGCCGGCCAACGACGCGATGGTGGCATCGTTCGAGGCATCGCTCCACTACAAGCCCGTGGCGCACAACTGGTGGAGCGCGAAATTCTGCTACCCACAGAGCCGCCGGTTCCTGTCCTACGCCGAGACCTTCCTCGTCGGGCTCCGGGAAGCCGCCTAGACCCTTTGCTCTTGACGTGAAGGCCCGTTTCTGCTAGGTTCTAGTCAGATGCGAGAAGTTTTCTCGCAGGGAGGAAGACGACCATGGAACCGGAGCAGATCACCATCGAAGCCGCCGTGAAGGCCATGGACTGGCCCGTGGAGAAGTGGGAGGGCAACTGCTTCGCGGTCGCCACTCAACTTGTCAAGAGCGGGCTCGTGAAAGGCGAGGCGGTCTACGGCGCCTGGTACGGGGAGATCAACCCCCTCGGTTATTGGGGAGGCCGGGCCGGCGGGATGTTCGTCCGGCACGGTTGGGTGCTCCTGCCGGACGGACGCATCCTGGACCCGACGCGGTGGTCGTTCGAGGGTGTGGAGCCCTACATCTGGATCGGCTCTGGGGATGCCAAGGAGTACGACCACGGCAACAACCGGCTCCAAGAGATGGTGATCAACCGGACCCCGTGGCCGCACTTCGATGACGGTACCGGAGAGTACCTGTTCGAGCTACTCCCCGAGATCGTGGACGACCTGGAGAACGGCGGGGCGGTGCTCCGTGACCCGTTCGACCCGGAGCAGATGGAACGTGACCCGCTGGACTTCTCCCACTACCGGCTGACGCTCACGCGAGAGCAGGTGTTCTGGATCGCAAACTTCCCCCTGACGCGGTTCTCCACCAAGCAACACGCCCGGGAGGTCTACATTCAGATCGGGGAGCACAAGTTGGATGCGTACATCCCGATCGACAACCGACGAGCGGTGCTCGGCAAATGAGGTGGGAGTGGATATGGTCGTGTCCCTACCCGGATGAGGTCTGGAGGCAGTGGATGGATGAGAACATCGGCAAGGTGGCCCTACAGACGACCTGGGAGCAGAAGGTCAAGGACTGCACCCGCTGTCGTCTCCACGAGGGCCGGAACCAGATCGTCTACGGCATCGGGAACGCCGAGGCCCCGGACTTCCTATTCATCGGAGAGGGGCCAGGAGCCCACGAGGACCAGGAAGGGGAGCCGTTCGTCGGCCCGGCCGGGAAACTCCTGGACACGATCCTGAAGCACATGGGCTACACTCGGGAGGACGTCTACATCTGCAACGTGGTCTCCTGCCGGCCACCGGGCAACCGTGACCCGAAGCCCGACGAGCTAGAGGCGTGCATGCCGGTCTGGACGTCTCAGGTCGTCGCCGTCCGGCCGAAGATGATCATCGCGCTCGGCAAGATCGCTGGGAACGTGCTTCTGGGCACCAAGGGACAGGCCATCGTCCAGATGCGGAAGAAGATCCACACGTGGAACAAGACACCCGTGCAGATCACCTACCACCCGGCCGGGATGCTGCGGAACGAGCAGTACAAGCAACCGGCATGGGACGACCTGCGGAAGGCCATGGCGCACGTGAAGGCGATGAAGGAGCGCGCACAGGACGCCGGGCCGCTGTTCGGAGGTGAGGCATGAACGAGGTGGAACCCATCCTCATGGACGCGGACGGGAACCGGGTGCTGCCCAAGGATCGCGTGATGGTGCTCCGTGGGAAGCACAAGGGGGAGCTTGCGATCGTCACACGCATCGGCCTGAAAGACTGGAAGGGCCAGAGTGGACGAACGCCACGGACCTGCGCCGTCGTAGACGTTGTTGGGAACAGATGGGGGCCGTTCGGCATCCTCGGGGATGGCGTCCGGCTCCTAGAAAGACACGAGGACAACATGGTCAAGGCGAACACGGTGCCGGCGTGGCTCCACGTCTACAGGTTCAACCTGCGTTTCTACTTCACGAGCGCGATGAGCCATCTGGACTACGACACCAAGGATGTGGGCGCGATGGTCGCGGCAGTCACGTCGCGCGGGTTCGAGTTGTGGCGCGGCATCGTGCCGGGCAAGAACCTGCTTCAAGAGATCGGGGAGGCGGACAAGGTGACGGCGACCCTGATGGACCAGGAAGGCGAAGCCGGTCGCTGTGTCGTCATGAAGATCGCGGACCCGGACTACCTGCCTTTCGGCATCGGCATCGAGCTAGGTGGGCAGCGTGTCGGCAGGCTAGACGCCACGGACTCGGAGATTGCGCTGGAGGGCGTCGTCTTCCGCACCTGCGAGGTGATCGGAGTCGAGGACGACGTGCCCGGCGATGACTGACGACGGGAAAGACCTCGGCCCTTTCGACCGAAAGGCGATGCTGGCCAAGTTGCCTTCGGATGCGAAGGTGATCGACCGGGCGAACGTGGAGCAGGTAGCGCGCATCTGCGGTCCGTCCTCGCACGCGGCTCAGGCGCTCGCACGCGCGGACGCACACGGCGGACCTGTCCGGTTCTGGCACTCGGCCGAGTTGGGCATGCTGTGGTTGGAATTGCCCGAGGACAAGAGGCATTAGTTGTGACTACCAGCAAACTTCTCTATAGTCAGGAGCGTGAACGCGAAAGACCAGAGCCGCTGCGTCGTCTGCGGCAAGCCCATCGAAGGCAAGGGAGTCCGCATCGCGAAGGGCACGCTCCGCAACGGCGAGTGGCGGCAACGCTCCGTCTTCGGAGACGCCCACGAGACGTGCTTCGCCTCGGCAGTCGAGTCCCCCAAGATGGTGGTGGACGAGTTGCGGAGGGCCGCTCGTGAGCCGTGTACTGGACAACCTGCGCGTTGAGCTAGAGGCCGCTGGCCTGAAACCGGGATCGCCTCCGTTCGAGAAGGAGTTTCGATCCCGGAAGGTACAGCTATGCAAAGAGGCCAAGCGGATCGGCTCATGTTGGGACTGCGACTACTTCGACCACTGCGAATTGGTGAAGGCACACCTTCGCGATCTCTACAAGGTCGAGCAGGGGGAGAAAGGAGGGCCAGGTGGAGGCTCGACCTCAACACGCTCTTGAGGACCGGGCGCTCCTGGCGGAGATTGCCAGGGCGCTCGTAGATGCGCCCATTCACGTTCGCGTGGAGGAAGAAGACCAGGGATCGAAGCTGGTCCTCTACCTCTACGTGCTCCCTTCCGACCGGGGGCGGATCATCGGCAAGCGAGGCCGCACCATCCGCGCCCTGCGTCAACTGTTCTCAGCCATCGGCATGGCAGACGGCCGGCAGGTCGTTGTCGAGGTAGACGAATCCGATTGACAATCGCACCCCTTTATGGTACAAAAGGGATGTGAATCGGGCATTGTGGCCGGGGCACGGTTGCCCCCGCCCGCTGCTAGAAGGAGAGGAAGACCATGACGTTCGATGAAGCGATCCACACGTATGTCGAGTCCCTGTTGACGGGCGACCTCATGACCGCCGACGCGGAGACGGCCAACGTCGAGTCCGTGGTCCAGGCATGGGTTCTCCTGAAGTACACCCAGGACCGTATCGAGGCTCGCCTGAAGGGCCTGCGGAACGTGCTTCTGGACCGCGCCGAGGAATTCGGCAAGTCCACCGAGAAGGGAGGGAACAAGCTCTCGGTCGATGGCACCGTCGTCCTGCGGGAGAAGCGGGTCGCGGCGCTCCCCGAGGAGAAGGGGCTCCGGGCTCTCCTAGAGGACCGAGGGATCAAGCCGACTGAGGCGTTCTCCAAGGTCACGAAAGTCGTCCTGGACGCCTCCAAGGTCCAGGCGCTCGTGGACCTGGGGAAGTTGCCCGAGGACAAGGTGCAGGCGCTCAAGAAGGTCACGTGGGCTCTCCGCGTGAAGGAGTCGTTCGAGTTGGCCGAAGCCCTCGACGCGATCGTCGGTGAAGCCGGCGAAGAGATCGTGGAGAAGGCCCCCCGCGCCAAGCGCTCCAAGCCGTCCGGCTCTCGAAAGGGGGAGTGACATGGGCGACATGACCGTCGAGAGGCTTCCGAGCAGCGCGTTCGCACCGAAGACCGACCTCGTGTACGAGGATGTGAACAAGCTCCTCCCACTGTTCGACCAGATCGCCTTCAAGGCCAACCTCATCCTCGTCGGTCCGAAGGGCGTGGCGAAGACGCTCTCGATCGCCTCGTGGGCCGCGTCCAACGACTGCCCCATCGTCACGTTCGACTGCTCCGAGGACGTGCGCCGGGCACACCTGCTCGGCATGTTCACGCTCCGGGGCGACGAGTCGCCATTCGTGCTCGGCCCGCTGCCGACCGCCATCGAAGTCGCGAACGAGGTGGGCCGGTGTGTCCTCTGCCTGGAGGAGATCAACGCGCTCACTCCCAGCGTCCAGAAGATGCTGAATGCGATCGGAGATTACCGGCGGCGCATCGAGGTGCCCGAGTGCCAGCGCGTGTTCGAGTTGGACCCGAAGGCGAAACTGTGGCTCTGCGGGACCATGAACACGAGCGTCTACGGCGGCGTCTACGAGTTGAACGAGGACTTGAAGTCCCGGTTCCGCATGCTGCCGGTCGGCTACCCGGGCAAGGGCGAAGAGACGCGCATCCTGAAGGCGTGCGTCGGCAACGGGGTGAAGAAGGAGACGGTCAAGGACATCCTCACCCTCGCGCACGAGACGCGCCAGAAGTCGCTGGCCTACTCGCTCTCGCCTCGTGACACGGTGCAGATCTTGGAGGACGTCGGCCACTGCGGTCTGGAGAGCGCTCTGTTGCTCGCCAGCGGCAAATTCGAGGGCCAGGACAGGGACTTCTTCCTGACCCGCGTGTCGTCGGTCTTCGGCATCACACTGAAGTAGCGGGGGCGCCATGTCTGAGATCGACGTTGACGCCCTCATGGGCGCAGAAGTGGAGACCTCTACCAAGGCGCTCTGCTACAAGACGGTTGACGTGTTCGCCGGGATAGTGGACCGCAAGCTCTGGCTCAAGGACGCCCCGCACGGCCAACCCCAGACGAACGGCTTCCTGATCGAAGTGCCTTTCTCGCACCCCCGCGCGTACCAGTACACGGAGCACGAGATCAGCCACATCCTCTTCCAGTCCGATTTCCTGGCGAAGCAGAAATTCATCGAAGAGTACAGCCAGAAGATCGGGCAGGTCGCGAAGAAGGCCGGGGCTCCGATCAACGAACGGATGCTTCGCGCCGGGCTGGACGGGATCATCGGTGTGCTGGACGACGAGCGGGTCATCTCGCTCTGGGGGCTGCTCTATCGAGGCTCCGAGGCCATCATGCGCCACATGAAGGCCGAGGAAGCAGTGCCCCACATGGGCCGGGCTCACGAGGACTTCATCACCCTGCTCCTGTGCGTGGCGAGCGGCAACGACGTGCCTCCGGGAAAGCTCGACCGATTCGTCCCGTACATGCTGGAGGCGCTGCGGAAGGTGCACCTGCGGGACTACTTCGGCTGCCTCGTGACCGCGAAGTGGCTCATCGTCCAACTGGTCTCCGAGATCATCCGGAAGTCGAGGGGCGAAGACCCTCCCCCGCTGCCCTCATTCCAGCCCGGAGCCGGACAGGGCGGGGCCTTCGGGTCTCAGGGTGCCCCTGGGGGCCTCCAGGACGGCTCTGGAGACGAGGAGCCGCCATCTATGCCCTGGGAGGCGGACGGAGCCTCAGAGGGCTCTGAGGCCCCTTCTGGGGGCCACGGAGAGGCTGCCTGGGAGCCGCCCGAGGTCCAGGCCGGTCTGGAGGACCGCTCCAAGGCCATGCAGGACGTGATCGATGGGCTCGGCAAGGCACCCTCGAACATCACGAGCGAGGTGGTCGAGGGCAAATTCAAGCGGCGGGGTGAAGAGGCCGCAGCCAACCGCCGGGCTCGTGCGGCGATCAACGCGGACGTGAAGGATTCGAGCAAGTTGGAGGACGCGCTGGAGATTTCGGCCGGGCAGATGTTCCGCATCGTGGACAAGGCCCGCCACGCGACCAAGAACGCGCCGAATCACGACGACCGCATCCGGCACGAGAGCTACGCCAAGGTCGTCTTCAAGGACGTGAACCCTTCGGAGCACCGCGACCCTCACGCGAAGCTGGACGATGGGAGGGACGACGACACCGTGGCCCGGCTCCGCGCTCTGTTCCACCGGGTCATGGGCCGGCGTGTCAACGCGCTGGAGGAAGCTGGTTCGCAGATCGACATTCCGGCCTACATCGAACGCCGGATGACGAACGAGCCGCTGCCCGTCTTCCGCGTGGACCGCTTCGGCCGTGGGTTCCGCACCCTCATCCTCGTGGACCGCTCCTCGTCCATGTCCGGCCGCCGCACGGCGCAAGCGGAGAGAGCTTGCAGGGTCATCACCCGGGCGCTGGACTTCCCGTTCGTCACGCGCTCCGTCTGGGGCTTCCAGTCCTGGAAGGAAGGGCAGGTGGACATCACGCGGTTCCGGGCCGGGCAAGAGGTGTTCGAGTCGGAGTCGGCAGCAGTCGGCGGCGTCACTCCTCTCCACACGGCCATCCGAGTCGCCCTGAAAGAGTTGGAGGACGGCACGGACCGGAAGCACCTGTTCGTGATCAGCGATGGCTTCCCCGTCTTCGCTCGAAAGGACGGCGCGCACTTCGGGACCAAGACGCTCATGGGGTTCGTCCGAGGCAACGTCATGAGCGCCCGCGCGAAGGGCATGGGCGTCACCGGGGTCATGATTGGACGCGACCTGCCGGCCAAGTCCATGTCGTTCATGTTCGGCCCGTCGAAATACTGGCGCATCATGGGTGAGGACTCTTTCGGCAACGACCTCGTTCAACTGGTGACGGGCGCCTTTGTCGAGTACCTGAAGTCGAGGTGACGATGGGGCGGGCGAGGAAAGGGAAGAAACAAGCTCCGGCCAAGGGGCGGACCGTCTACGAGGGGCCTGTGGGCCGCTGTCCGTGCTGCGACAAGCCGACAGAGGTGCGTCTGGGGAGCACGCTCGGCATGCCGGAGCCGGCAGGCTGGACGGTCCCTGCCGACGTCCTGGCAAGGCTCTACAGGGCCGTGGCGACCCGTATCCAGGAGAAGGGTGGGAAGCTGTACGTGACCGACCCTTCGGAGTACGACGCCACGCGCCGGGCGAAGCTGTTCTTTGTGGACGGCGACGACGGCATCGCTGGCCCCTTCGGGCAACTCGGTCTGAAGGTCTTCCTCGGCTCGCACTTCGGGGAGGACCACGCCGACAACATCCATGTCTACGTCGTGACGACGACGCACCGGGCACTGGCTCGCATCCGAGAGTCGCCCTACGCGAAAGAGCAGGACGACCCCGGTGATCTCGACGGCTCGGCCGACCTGTTCTAGGCTGCGACCAGTGGTCGCAAATGGAGGTAGGCATGTCTTGGTTCAAGAAACCGATCAACATCGGCATCACCATCGGAGCAGCCATCCTGGCCGTGGTCGCCATCGTCCTGATCGTCTGGGGAGTGACACATCACACCGAAGGCGGCATGCTAGAAGTTTGCTGGTCCGCCGATGGGCGGGCTCAGTATGTGGCAGGCTCGGAGGATGACGATGGCCCATGTGAGGGGGCTCAAGAATTTCGTTGGCCGCAGGAGCAGATACCGCTCACCCTCGCGCCCGTCACGTCTGAGGGACAACTGCTGGGAGCGGACGCGCCTCAAGTCCGCGTGCTCGGACAGGCCGTCACCGACCTCAATCGTCAAGTCGGATTTGAGTTGTTTCGGGTGGGAACCGGACTACAGCCCTCCGACGCGGAAGTCCGATTTGGTGGAGCGTTTCTTGGCGGTCCGGAGAGAGCCGACTCCCCGCCGCCCGGACACGTCACCCACTTCCGGCTGGGCGGAACATCCACATACCGAGGCCACGTGTGGATACGGGCAGACGTGGGGTCCGTCGATCGTCTTCTATACCTTGTCCTCGAACACGAATTGCTCCATCTCGCCGGGCTAGCCCACGACGACTTCACAGCGTCGATCATGTACCCCCTCACGCGCGAGGATTGGGACCAGGAAGTCATGTCCACCGCGCACGTAACCGACCAGGATCGCAGTAATCTCCAACGACTCTACCGCCGGTAGTGAGTGATCTTGACTAGACACCCGTTAGCTGGTATGGAGGACACCAGATGAAGGCTCTGAGAGGCATGAGCAAGGCCGACACCTTGCGGCTGGCCGAGATCGAACACTACGTCGCGACGGGCAAGCGCCCGGACGACTTGCACGTGACCGACGAGTGGGTAGACGAGGCCATGAAATTCCTCGCAGGCGAGCTACGCCCGACCATCGACGCATGGGGTGAGGCCGCCGACGAGCAGGAGCGGGAGGCCATGGTCGCCATGGAGGCTCGGAAGCTGTGCCGGCTGTGGAGAAAGGGCGTGAACGGGGAGCAACGGGAGGCCGCTTTCAAGAGCCTCGACAAGGCAATCCAGAACGCAGAGGCCGCCCGGAAGTAGCAAGATCGGCTATCCCTGTGCTATGTTCTGCGACCGTGATTGAAGCCTTGCACACCGATCTTTCCCCAGACATCGAGTAGCGACGACTGACCCCGGTGTGCCGGGCTCAGAAGGGAGGTAGCCAATGGCTACGTGGAGCGGCTTGTCGAGAAAACTCAGGGGGGCGGCGGTGATCGGAGCCATCCTGGTCGCTGTTGCGGCTGGGGCGTCCGTGACCCCTTTCCTCATCTCCTGCGAAGACACTGCGGAGGCTGGGGAGACCACCTGGGAGGAGCGGCGCCAGAAGGTGAGGGAGAGGCGAGCGAAAGAGGCCGCCGACTTCCGCCTGCGATGGGAGCAACGCGAACAGGCGTGGGAGGAGCGCCGGGCGAAGCAACTGGCCGAGGACGAGGCGCGGAGAGCGCGGTGGGAGAGGGAGCTTGCGAAGGCGCCGCCCCAAAAGCGTGTCCGCCGTGTCCGCCGGTTCCGGTGGGAGAGCCCAGCCGAGACGCGGGGCAAGGTCTGGAATGTGCCTGTCGAGGAGACCGTGGAGTCGCTGGAGACGGCCCTGCTCCGGGTGTGCATAGCCGAGGCCGATGGCAACCCGCAGGACTGCGCCGGCATCTGGCAGGTGATCAAGAGCAACCGTCGCCGGTCGTGCGACCGAGGGATGATCCGCCGAATCACGGAGTGCGTGGACGGCGAGGGCGAGACCTACCTCTCCGCCATCCGTCGCCACCAGCGCCACGTGCTCGGGATGATCAAGGCCCGCAACCAACGCGCGACGTGGGTGAGAAATCTCACCACGGACTGTGAGATGCCAGAGGGGTGGCCCGCCAGCCGAGAGCGGTGGGACTCGCAGTACGGCACCAAGACCTGCCCGCAGACCGTGGCCGACGTTCGCCGGCTACTCGCCGGGAAGTTGCCCGAGTCGAGGCCGGGAGCCCGCGTCCGATGGCTGCCAGGCCGCCCCGTGACGTGGGGAGGTCGCTGCGAGACCGGCAGAGGGGCCTGTGACGACCGGATCGCCTGTGCCAGGGGTCTGGCTCGCATCCCGGGCACGGACACTCTGAATGCCTTCTGGTGCCGTCCAGGACGTGCCGGTTGCCCGGAGGATATCGACCCGATCTGCATTCAGATGGGGTATCCGAGCCGCCTGAAGGCGCCCGAGCCGGCCGAGACGGTGACGGCGATCGATCCCGTGGAGGAGCCCTCAGACGAAAACTCTTGACCTCGTGCTCCGAGGGGAGCAGTATCGTCCTCCGGTCTTGTGGAGGCCCACCACTAGACCGGGGAAAAAGGCATAGCTATGAAGCCTCTATGTGATATAGTCCGTTTCTGCACGAGCCCGCTTGGAGTACGGGTTCGGGGATTGGCGTTGGCGTAAGCCACGCCCAACGGCGCTCCAAGCGCCGACGTCACAATAGCTATGCGGTCCCCGTTCTCCGTTGGGCCTCCAAGTGGGCTCGTGCTTTTTTATGTGCGAGCCACAAGGGAGGAAGGTGGTTCGTGCGAGTCGGTCCCGAGCAATTCATCTACCGCGACTTCGCGTTCATCGACGCGATGATCCTGCCCGTCGTCGGTCCCAAGACCGTCGCCATCTACGACGTCCTCCGTCGCTACATCTGGCGCGCATCCGACAAGGGGGCGAAGAGGTCGAGAGACGCCTTCAAGAAGGGAAAGCTCTCTGCCTCCATCACCCGTAGCAAGTTGGCCGAGATGTCTGGCGTCTCCGTCCGAACCGTCCAGCGCCATCTCAACCGGCTCCGGGATATCTCGTGGGTGCGCTGGGAGAGCGGGAACGGGACCGGGGAAACGGTCGTCTACGAGCTAGGCTTCCGCACCCCGGACGGGGCCGAGGTGTTCTACGCCGACGCCAGCGCCAGGAAGCTGTGGCTCGGCCTGGAAGAGTTGGCCGTGCAGAGTGAGGTGGAGCGGGTGAACGACCTGCCCTGCGATGTGCGCCTGGCATTCACCCGGGGGTGGTTCGACCCAGAGGGGGGTGGTGACAAAAATGTCACCAGGGAGGTGTCATCGGTGTCACCAGGGGTGGTGACAGAAATGGCACCTAGTAATAGAGAACCCTTCGGGGAAGAAATAGAGAAGGGTTCCGAATATGCTGGGCGCTCCGCGCCAACACAGCCAACCGGCCCCGGACCAAAGCATTGGGACCAGCCCGCCGGACAAGAACGTAGAAGAAGGTCTCGGAAGAAGAAGGATCGAGAAACAAGTGGCGCCGAGTTTGCTATTGACTCTGCTCTTGACTCCAGGCAGGATGAAGAGGACAGGCTCGAACGCGCGGCGGCGGCCGGGAAGATCGGCAAGTCCAAGGCCGACAAGCAACACGAGGCTGACGTGCGGCGGGCGCAGAGGCGGTTGGAGGAGAAGCGGACGGAGCAGGTGGAGAAGGGTCAGGCGAACGAGCAGCGAGCCAAGAACCTGAAGGGCGGGACCAAGTACACGCACGCGGTACTGAAGGCGGCTCGTCGTGCGTGGGACGTCTACTCCGACCTGATCAGAAGTGACTTCCCCGGCATGCCGGTGGTGAGGTGGAACGCGGATGGCAATGCGAAGGCGCGTGGTCAGATGTGTCGCCTCGTGGATATGTATGGTGGCGATGCCACGGTGCAAGCGATACGCTATGTGGTAGGAAATTGGGACGCGATCAACAAGCGCTTCTTCAAAAAAGGGCCGGGGAGCGTTCCAAACTTCGGGCTGCTCCTGTCCATGCACGAGTCTCTGTTCCGAGAGTCGGCGCTGTGGGGGCAACACCGGGAGGTCGTGGAGGAGTGGGAGGCGTGGCAGCACGAGCACGAGGACGACGACGAGACGCCTCCCTCCGAGTTGCAGGGGCGCTATGAGCAGGCAAGGACAGCGTTGGAGTCTCTCGGGCTCGGGGGTTGACGATGCCGGGAGGCCAGCATGAGCGGCACCGCGCAATTCAGACGAAAGCTCGGTCGTGTAGACCTGGAGCGCATGAACCTGCCGGAAGACCTCTGGACGGCCAAGGTGCAGAACGTCAGCGAGGCGGTCCGGGAGAAGGTCGAGACGTACCTCCGGAACGTGGACGAGGCGGTGGCCAACGGTGCCGGGCTCGTCATCTACGGATCGAAGGGGGTTGGCAAGACGGCTATCGCTGCTCTCGCAGCGAAAGAGGCCCGGTCCCGGGGTTACACGGCCCTGTTCGTCCGCATCTGGGAGCTACGGGAGATGATCCGCTCCCGCATGGAATTCGACATGGACTCGTCCATGGCCGAGCGTGCCCGGGAGGTGGACGTGCTTGTCCTGGACGACCTTCGGCCGGAAGACGCTGGCGAGAAGTTTTTCACCCTCTCCGAGATCACAGAGATGGTCCGGTACAGGGCTTCTCGGAGGCGAGTGACGATCATCACGACACGGCTCGACAAGGGGGCGCTCACTGTGCCTCCCATGAATGGGCTGTTGGACGTCTTGCTCCTGTTCAAGGTGTCAGGCCCCGACCTGCACGACAGCCGGAAGCGAGCACTGAAAGAAGCGGTCCTGGGCAACTGAGATCGTAGGCGGGGGTAGGGCGTGGACCTGGACACCATCTTTGTCGCTAGTGCGCTGAAAGGCGGGCGAGCGGCTGTCAGACTGGCCATCGACAAGGGCGTGGATGAGGACTGCCTGGCTGGGCAGGGCCTCAAAGCCTGGCGGTTCGTTCTCGACTACCTGAAGCAGTACCACGACGTCCCCGATCCAGCGATGGTACAGGGGAAGACCGGCGTGAAGCTGGACGACCCTCCCCCCGGCACGCCACCGGAGTTTTACATAGACGAGGTGCTCAACCGCCGGCTCCACAATGCCATCGGGGCGCAACTCTCAGAGATCGTCAAGCACTTCAAGGCTCGCGACCCACAGGCGGCCTACGCGGAGTACGAGGATGGGCTCCGGGAGCTACGGAAGCTGGGCACCCACGCCGCGAGGACGGTGAGCCTCCCCTCACTCGGGTCGGAATTCCTGGACTACTACGACAAACTCAAGGCCGGGTACCGGGGCATCCTCACCCCGTGGCCAACGATCAATGAGGCGACTCTCGGCTTCTGGCCCGAGGATTTCGTCCTGTACGTCGCTCGCCTCGGGGTCGGCAAGACGTGGGCGCTGGCGATCATCGCGGACAACGTGTGGACGGTACAGAAGAAGCGCGTTCTGTTCGCCACGACAGAGATGGCGCAACTGAAGATCATGCAGCGGTGGGTCGCCATCCACTTCAAGTACCCGTACAACGATCTTCGGAAGGGCCTTCTCTCCGCGTTCGCGGAACAGAAGATGCGCGACCGTCTGGGAGAGATGGCGAAAGAGGAAGGGCTCTATATCATCGGCGGCGATTTCGACTTCAGGATCGAATCCCTGGAGGCGGCGATCGAAGAGGCCGAGCCCGACGTGGTGTTCATGGACGGTGCCTACCTCTTGAAGGTCAAGGGAGAGGGCCGGACCGAGAAGGCGGCCAACTCGTTCGATGAATTGAAGCGTGTGGCCAAGCGCAACCACCTCCCGCTCGTCGCCTCGACGCAATTCAACCGCGAGGTGAAGGGGAACAAACTCTCCTCGGCAGGCCCCGAGAAGATCGCCCTCTCCGACGCGGCCGGATGGAACGCTGATCTCATCTTCGGGCTGGTGCGGACAGACGACATGAAGCGCGACAAGCGCATGGTCCAGCTACCCCTGAAATTCCGAGAGGGGGAGGGTGAAGAAATCGAGACGCATTGGGACTTCGATACGATGAATTTCGATGAGCTACCAAAGGGCGCTGCGGCGGCCGTAGCGGGCTCTGGAGGCGCCGGAGGCTCTGGGGGTGCCGGAGGCGGTCAGGCGGGCTCTGGAGGCGGCTCAGGGGCCTCTACGGGCGGTTCTGGACCGGACCCGGACCCCTATGGAACCGGGCTCCTGTTCGGGGACGATGACGATACGAAAGACCAGGTGCCTTTCTGATGGCCAAAGCCGACATGCCGGTCCTGGTCAAGCACTGTGCGCTGGCGATCTACAAGTCGGGCTACTGCTCTGGCACCAAGGTCGAGAAGGTCCAGCAAGCGCTCCGAATCGCGGTGAGCCGGCTCGTGGAGTACGGCTTCCTCTGGAAGAATGCCGGCAAGGTGGCACCGGAGAAGATCAAACTCCGAGCCAAGGGCCAGAAGGCCGAGAGCCGGCACCGCCGAGAGAAGGGCGGGAAGGTCAAGACTGCGGAGTGGGACGCGCTCTACAAGTTGACGCAGGAAGAGGCAGAAGAGGACGAGGGTGCGGGGGCCACGTCGGACGACGCCGAGCCGGTAGCGGCGGAGCGGTACGAGAGCCGGCCCCAACAGAGACGACGCCGCCTGGCAAAGGCGGCCCGCTCGTCGGCACGCCGCATGCCCAAGAGGGTGAAGCGAGCCAAGCGAGCAAAGCGACGGTGAGGACATGGACGTTGGCGAGATCCGACAATTCCTGCATGCGCTGGGATGCCAGAAGATTTCGGTCGGGACCAAGTGGGTGCGCTCCACATGCCCTATGGGGCACCTTCACGCGGGCGGAAAAGATCGGCAGCCCTCGTTCGCCATCTGCATAGACCCTGGCGACGAGAGCAACTGTCGGTGCCAGGCGTGCGGCATTTACGGCGGGCTCATCCCCCTCGTGTGGCGCATCTCAGCCGATGGAAGGCGGCCACGGCCTGACCTGTTCGACTTCCTGGTCAAGCACAATCAGATGGACGTGGAGAAGCTGGACCTGGACCCACCGGAGCCGGCCCCGGACGACCTGGAGGGGCAGATACGAGCGGCGCGGAAGTACGTGCCCAACCCCAAGCGCAAGAGCAAATTCGTCCACCCGGACGACGAGCCCCAAGCCGAGGTTCCCGAGGACGTCCTACGGCAGATGATCGCGGACATGCCGGACTACGTGCTCGACTACCTGACCAGGAAGCCGGACCCGATCATGGGGGTCGATGGGAGGGGGTTGGAGCCGCTGACGATCGCGGAGTGGGAATTGGGGTGGCACAAGGTCAACCGGCGCGTCTGCATTCCCATCCGAGATGAGGACGGCAAACTCGTGGCGATCAGCGGGAGGGCATTCGAGGATCAACAGCCGAAGTACCTCCACAGCCGATTCAAGCGGGACCGCGTACTATTCGGGGAGCACAAGCACGATGCGACCGTTCGCTCTGGCTCCCTGTTCGAGGGCTTCTTCCAGACCATCTACACGTGGCAGTACGGCTACGTGAACACCCTTGCTCGGATGGGCACGCACCTGAGTCGGCAGCAGTCCGAGAAGCTGGTCCGATGGTTCGATCACCTGCTCATCGTACCGGACGGAGATGCGGCCGGACGCAACTCGGCCGAGCAGATACGGGACACCCTGGCAGCCCTCGAAATCGACGGTCACAGGATAGAGCAGATCGACATCGCTCCGATGCCGAACAAGAAAGACGCCGACACCCTGAAACCTGAGAAGTTGATAGAGGTTATGGGGCCTCGAAATAGCGCTTGACAATCCCGGGGCTACCGGGTAGTTTGCAAGATGCCGTGTAGGCAATGAGCGGCCTTGGGCCGGGAGGTGACAGATGACGATCCGAACGAATTCCGTCCAGCAGTGCGACCGCTGCCTGAAACCATTCAAGGAAGCACACCTGAAAGCAGGGGACGCAGTGCCCGCTTTCAAACAGAAGGGCCTTGTCGTCACGGAGACGACTGGCACGAACAAGGAAGAGGAGCCGAAGTACACGGTCCTGTTCTCGTTCGATGACCTGTGCCCTGCCTGTGAGAAGGCGGTGGACGGGCTTCTCAAGAAGCTCCGTCTCGACGGCGCCACCGCGAAGAAGTCTCGGAAGCGACGATCGAAGAAGAAGACGGAAGAGACTCCGCCCAAGCCGCCGGAGTACACCGAAGATCCTCCGGCCGAGGCCGAGGCCGAGCCTGCCGAGGAGCCCCCGGCGGAGAAGCCGGGACCGGATGGCGAGCCTGCCGCCTCCGAGGGCGAGCCCCAGGAGAGCCAGGAGTCCAAGGACACCACGGACGAGGATTTCGAGGAAGCCGCGAAGCAGACCGACGCGGATGTGGCGGATGCCGAGGCGACGGAAAGCTCCGATGGTGGCAACGGAGCGGAAGCAGGTTCCGACGACAACCTCGTGGAAGACCCCGCTACCGGCGACAAGTACGACCCCGAGACCGGGGAAGTCGTGGTGCGAGGAGACAAGGGACAGAACGGGGCGCCGGAAAAGCACCCCTTCTAGGCCGGGTGGCCACATAGCGATCACTGGATCGAGAGGAGAGAACCATGGGTGACGGATCTTGGTACGAGACTGGTTTCGATGGGATCGGTGACGAGGAGCGGCGTCTGGACGAGGCGCAAGGCCCGCACCGGCTCTGGATTCCAGGCGGAGCGTCGAAAGACATCGTGTGGTGCGACGACGAGCCCGTGTGCATCCACGAGCACAACCCGAAGATGAACGGCAACTACCGCAACTGGCTCACCTGCCAGCAGGGAGTTTACGACGAGGTGGTGTGCTGCCAGAAGATCGGTCCGAAGGGCCGCTACTACGTCGGCTACCTGACCGGCGTGGACTGCTCCGAGTGGAAGGATCAGCGAGGCAACACGCACCAGTACGAGATGCGGCTGGTTCCGATGAAGCTGCGCTCGCTCAAGAAATTCCGCCGGAAGAAGGACGACCGGGGCTCCATGGTCGGGACCATGTGGTCCATGCACCGCGAGGACGACAACGCGGCGTCCATCGGAGACGATTGGGACTTCCAGCGCGACGTGGACATGGAGAAGATGTTCGATTACGTCAACTATCGGGGGTCGCTCCTGTCCGAGATGTGGGAGCAGGCCGAAGGCGACCCCGAGCAGATGGCCCGCGTGCTGCGGATCTTCCAGATCAAGCCGGATGAGGAGGGCAAGCTCCCTCGCATCATCCCGCCGTTCAACTACATGGAGGTCTTGAAGCCGAAGACCCCGAAGGAGATGCGACTGCTTCTCGGCGCCGTCCAGGACGACGACGAGGACACGGGCAGCCGGCGCTCCTCGGGCTCGTCGGGTGGCGGGGGTGGGGCCGCGAAGCAGGACGACGTTCCCTTCTAGGCTCCCAAGGACGATGGTGATAGGGGCGTGTCTCCCGCGCCTTCCTCGGGTTGGCCATCCGAGGAGAAGCCGGTTGGCAGGGGGTAGCACAAAGGGCGCAAGCCCCCGCGCCTTCCACGGGTCGGCCAGCCGGGGAGAAGCGGGATGCCGCAGGGGGCACTGGATTTGAAAATCGGGTAGGAGTCGAGGGCGAGGATCAGTGGTGGAGCAACCGCGCCATGGAGCGGCCACTCGGCCACCTCGCTAGCGGGGATTGCTGGGCGACTCCAGCGGTGGGTCCGGGTGGAGGCACCGCACTCATAGCGACCAGTGGTCGCAGGTGAGAGGCATGGACAAGACACCCAAACTCCAATTCGTTCGCGTGTACCTCGGTGAGCAGCGTATGGACGTGGGACTCCACGATCCGACGCTGGACGACCCGCGCAGGCTCGTGAGGTACGAGTGGCACGAGAAGGATGCCACGGACACCCCTCCGGAGGACTGGTACGCAACCGTTCTCGGGGAGGTGCAGTACCAACGGGGCCAGGAATTGAAGGCGGCGACGGGGCGTCTGGTACCGAGGGGGTAGGGAGTGGACGTCACTATTGACGGGTGGGCTTGGCTGCCCAAGACCGATCTCACACCAGACCAGATCGTGAACATGGAGCGTATGCTCACGGTCCATCCTCAGAAGGTCGGGGACTATCCGGGCGACGAGCCCAAGCCGATCCCTCTCTACCAGCACGACGGGAAGCATCGGTTTGGTGTCCCTCGTGAATTCTTCTTCGCCAACAGGCGCCACGTTCATGATGTGGACCTCCAGGTGACGGAGGGCTCCAAGGACTGGTGGCCGGCGGAGTTTGTCGGCACCCTCCGGCCGGAGCAGAAGGTCGCCACGAACGAGGTGGTGTCCATGTTCCGGGCCGGGCGTCTCGGCGGCATCGTCCAGGCGAAGCCCGGGTGGGGCAAGACGGTGGCCGCGCTCGCCATCGCTGCCGAGTTGGGGTTGCCCACGCTCGTCGTGGTCCACAAGGAATTCCTCATGGACCAGTGGACGGAGCGAATCGAGAAATTCCTTCCGGCGGCGAAGATCGGGCGTGTCCAACAGAACGAGTGCGACTTCCGAGGTAAGACGGTGGTGATGGGCATGGTTCACTCCCTCGGCGGAGACCAGCCCTACCCGGACGACCTGTGGGAGTGGCCGGGACTGCTCATCGTGGACGAGTGCCACCGGATAGGGGCTCGCACGTGGGCGCCCGTGCCTCCGAGGTTCATGTCCAAGTACCGTCTCGGGTTCACGGCGACCCCGCGCCGCAAGGACGGCGCCGATGACGTCTTCTGGCAGCACATCGGGCCGATCGTGTTCGCCGGAAAAGAGGAGCGGCTACGCCCCGTGATCAAGCGGGTGTGGACGAAATTCCGCCTCGTGAAGACGGACAGGTTCAACCCCCACCTGGCCCCGAAAGCTCTCATCACGCGGTTCCTGGTCAAGAGCCGGCACCGCAATGACCTGATCATCGACCAACTGATCGCTGCTCTGGAAGCCGGAAGGAAGATCCTGGTCCTGAGCGAACGCCTTCAACACCTGACGGACCTGGAGGCCCAGCTTCGCAAGATGTGGCCAGCGGTGGCTGGGGCCATCTCAATCGGGCAGTACGTTGGCGGCCGGTCCAAGGCGCAACTCGAACGGTCGGCCGAGGCCAAGGTCATCTTCGCGACGATCCAATACGCTGCCGAGGGGCTGGACATTCCGGCCCTGGACACGCTGTTCCTTACAACCCCCATGAGCGACGTGGAGCAGGCAGTCGGGCGCATACAGCGTCCCTTCCACGGCAAGAAAGACCCGATCGTGGTGGACTTCAGGGACGACGCTATCCCGATGTTCGAGGCGATGGGTCGGAAGCGGGATCGCTTCTACGTGAGGGTGACTTGACAATCGGGGCCTATTTGGTAGAGGTTGGGGCATGCCGCGCGCCCCGAAAGCTCAGGACTATTTCCAGGAGTGGTACGACGACAACCGCGAGGACTTGAACGAGCGGCGCCGGGCTCGCTACGCGACGGACCCGGAGTACAGAAGGAAGGTCCAGAAGTGGAATCGGGAGGCCCGGGAGCGGCGCAGGAAGGAATCCGAGAAAGAGGATCGGAAGGCGAAGCGAGCGGTGAAGATCAAGACGGCAGGGTCATGGAAGACGGTCGAAATCGAGGTGGATGGCGTCATGGTACGCATGTTCACCATCGGGGCTCTCGCGCGTGCGATAGGCAAGGGCATCTCGACCATCCGCGTCTGGGAGCGCAACGGCACCCTGCCGGAGACACCGTACCGATCGAAGAAGGGAGACCGTCTCTACACGCTGGAGATGGTCGAGTCGATCCAGAGCGCGCTCCGCAAGGCAGGAAAACTCGACATCGGTGTCCTCAAAGAGAGGAAGCGACCGGCCTACGTGGAGAAAGACGTCCGGTTCAAGGGGCGGAAGAAGCTGGTCCGGATGCGGCTCTACAAGATCGGCACGCTGGCCAGGGCGGTCAACAGGACGGTGGTAGCTCTCACGCAGATGGAGAAGCGTGGTGTGCTGCCGAAGACGCCACTCGCGGCGTCCTCGCTGGAGTACCGGCTCTACACGCTCGACATGATAGAGGTCGTGCAGTCCGCGTTCGACAAGCGGGGAGGAGTGATCCGAGGGCAGTCCGAGTGGGAAGATTTCCACGATGAGATCGTGGATGGATGGACGAGGCTAGGAATCATGGACGCGAGGTTGGAAGAATGAAGGCAAAGCCGGTGAAAGACGACCACCCGACCGCTGAAAAGCAGGTCGAACAGGACATGGCCGAGGTCGAGGAAGCGTTGGCCGACGCGGTGAGCGGGACGGTCGAGATGCGGCCGATCGTGCTTCGCGTGCGCCGCCAGTACAAGCACAGCGGCGATCTCGTCATCGACCCGGAGGAAGAGGTCGAGGAGATCCAGGTGCAGGACTTCCACGTGGACCCGGCGCATGCTGGCCTGCGTGTGAACCACACCTTGAACCTTGGCAACTTCTGGTCCCTGTCGGTCCAGGTATCGCTCGACGTGCCGTGCTACCGGGAGGAGTACGCCGAGGCCATGAAGTTTGTGGCCAAGACGGTCGCGGACCGCCTGGGAACGGAAATCGAGAAGGGTCAGGAACGTGCTTCCGAGCTTCGCAAGTCGCGCGGCACCGGATCGAAGCTGTTCTAGGGAGGCACCATGGCCAAGCAAGAGGACCGATTCAAGGCGCTCATGGCGAGCGACCTGATCGCGAAGATCCAGAAGAAGCACGGCAAGAGCATCCTGACGCCGGCCAGTGACTTCCACATCCGGCACATCCCACGCATCCCCACTGGCGTCTTCTTCCTGGACTACGCGCTCGGAGGTGGGGGGTTCCCTGCCGGACGCACGAACATCGTCTGGGGCCACAAGAGCACGGGCAAGACGGTCATCTGCCTGCGGGCTATGGGCAATGCTCAGAAGCTCTGCGCCAACTGCTACACGTTCCCCGACGAGGAGACGGGGAAGTGCCAGTGTGGGGACTTCCGCGAGACCATCTGCTCGTTCCTGGACGTCGAGGGCTCGTGGGATCAGGAGTGGGCGCAGCTACACGGGGTCAACACGGAGCGAGTGCTGCTCTCCGTCCCCGAGTACGCCGAGCAAACTCTGGACATCGCAGAGGCGCTGCTCCGGTCCGGAGACGTGGACTTCCTGGTCATCGACTCTCTGGCCTTCATGACCCCGGCGAAGGAGATCGAAGAGAGTGCCGGCAAGGCTCTCCAGGCCGAACAGGCGCGTGTCCTCGGGAGAGGCATCCGCAAATTCGGCGCCGCCTTGAACCACATGGGCAACGTGACGGGGAGGCGTCCGACGCTCCTGTTCACGAACCAGATTCGGATGAAGGTTGGGCTCCTCTTCGGCAACCCGGAGACGCAGCCCGGGGGGTACGCGCCCGGGTTCTCCGCGACGACGGAGACCAAGACCTACGGCGGCAAGTACGAGATGGACGACGTGACCGGGCGGCCGATCCATGTGGACATGAGCTACAGGGTCGAGAAAAACAAGTCGTCCGGCGCTAAGATCGAAGGCGAATGGCGGCTCATGCTCGCGGACACCTCGATCAAGAAGAAGGGCGAGGTCTACGAGGAGCCCGCCATGATAGAGATGGGGATCAAGATCGGGCTCGTGGAGAAGCAGGGGAATGGCTGGGTATGCCTCGGAGAGAAGTACAAGTCGAAATCTCTCCTGGTCAAGACGATGGTGGAGAACGCGGGCCTGAAGAAGCAGTACGGGGACACTCTGATGAGCGTCCTGACGGCGGGGTAGACGGCCCACGGCCGAAGGCGTTCGATCCCAACTATGACCGGGCGAAGAAGTCCACGCGAGAGGAGCGCAAGGTCGCGAAGCGTCTTGGCGGGCGCACCCACAAGCGATCTGGTGGTCTCCCATGGTCGAGGCACGACCCCACGACGGCGTGCGGCGACGTCACTACTCCGGATCTTCACATAGAGCACAAGCGGGCCGAGCCCGACACCAAGTCGATAGGTGTGACTCGGGCCTGGCTCGCCAAGGTGAGCGAGGGAGCCCGGAGGCGCATGAAGACCCCGGCCATGGTGCTCCACTATGAGGGTGCCAAGGGGCACGCCGAGGACTGGCTCATGATGCCTTTGGACGTGGCGGAGCGGCTCCTGGCCGTCCTGAAAGAGGACTAGATGACTGGCAAGCCGATGCTCCTGAGAGACCTTGAACGCCTGCGCCCGCACCTGCATGTGCCGGCCTTCGATCGGGTCCGAGTCCTCATCGCGGGGGACTCCGGCAATCTCCGTCTGGACCTGGAGTGCATTGCGTGTGAGGACTTGCTAGAATGGGACGCCTCCAAGGGATGGTGGGTCTGTCCAGGCTGTCAACAAGAGACGACAGACCGAGAAGGCGCGGCCCTACTCCGAGCCTGCTACAAGGGCCTCGGAGAGGTGCTGGGCGAGACGACGGACGACGGCGAGACCGAGGATGAAGGGAAGGGTATCGGACGATGGGTACAGAAATTCATGGGGATCTCAAACCGCTGATCCGTAGCGCCATTCCAGAGCAACGGAAGAAGCCCCCACTCACCAAAGACGACTGGATTCGGGTCTCGGGACTGGCGATGCTCTGCGCCCGGGAGGAAGTGCTCGCCTCTCGTCTCGGGGTCGTGAGAGACGACAACATCGACGCCGATCTCATGCTCATTTTCGAGCACGGGCACGGGCTCCACTGGGACTTGCAGAACCGTGTTCTCCCGCTGACGAAAACTCTCCTCGGTCGCTGGCTCTGCGGGGCCTGTGGGACGTACCACGGCGGGGAGGACACGTGGGAGACGCCGATGGCCGGGTTCGAGGAGTCACAGATCCTTCGCCCCCTCACCTGCCCCAACTGCGGGGCTCCCATGACGTCGGACAACAGCCTCTACCACGAGCAGTGGATCAAAGACCCTCAGTACCGCCTGGCTGGCCACCCTGACGGCTTTCTGCGCCTGGAAGGCATGCCAGGGCTCGGAGTCCTGGAGGTGAAGTCGATCAGCCCGAGAGGGGCCTACGAGGTCCGCAACTGCGCGAAGCTGGACCACGTGACGCAGGCGCAGTGCTATATGTGGATGACCGGCTGCCAGTGGGGCAAGGTGCTCTATTGGGACAAGGGCACGGTCGGCATGAAGGGCCTCATCGAACACACCATCGAGTACGACGAGGACCACGTGGAGGCCATGCAGAACCTCGTGAGGGACATCTGGTCCGGCATCGAGGGCGGCAAGCTCCCGGAGCGCATCTGTGCCTCTCCGGACTGCAACCGCGCCGACCTGTGCGCCTGCTCCGAGCCGTGCTTCAAAGAGGCTGCGTGATGGACGAGCGCCACAAGGCTATCGTGGACCACCCGGCCTTCCTGCAACCTGTCCCGAAGGCGGTGTTCTTGGAGCCGAGGTTGCTCCGGCCGCTCCCCCAGGCGCTCTGGGGCATGTCCTGTTCGCACTGCGACAAGCGGCAGTCGGTCTGGGAGCACTGGCGTCCGGAAGCACCTTCCAACGCGAAGAAGGGCGACCCCATGTGCTCGCTGTGCTGGCTCTACGAGTCGGCGTGGGGGAAGGAGAGGCGTGAGGACATAGACGGAATGATCCGCGCCGTGGAGGTGCACACGGGCGAGATCTTCCGCAAGATGGACGACGGACGGCTCTGGTCATGCCGAGACGCAGATCGTATTCTGGGCGCTATCGCTGTGACGTCCAGGATCATAGCCCAGAGGGCGACGTTGCAGCGGCTCGGAGGGGGCGGTGGGACGTGAAGTTTTCATACTCGGGACGGACCCCGGCTTCGCCTCTTTCGGTCTGAGCGTCGTGCAGTTGTCCCCGACGTCCGAGATGGTGATGCACACTGACGTCATCCGGACAAAGAAGTCCCCGAAGAAGCTGAATGTGAAGGCCGCCGACGACAACTTTCGGCGGTCTCAGGCCATCTCGGCGGTGCTCCACGAGACGGTGAAGAAGTGGCAACCCGTGGCCATCACAGCCGAGGCCATGTCGTTCCCTCGCAACGCGAGTGCGGCGGCCAAGGTCGCCATGACGTGGGGTATCCTCTCGGACCTCTGCTACATCTACCAATTGCCGATGGTCCAGGCGACCCCGCAGGAGATCAAGAAAACTCTCTGCGGGAACAAGTCGGCCACCAAGGCGGATATCCAGAAGGTGCTTGAACACCGCTACCCTAACCAATTCCTGCGGTTCACGCAGACCCTCCCGGCCGGGCAGTGGGAGCACGGGTTCGACGCGGCGGGCTCCGTTGTGACCTGCCTGGACAGCGACGTCATCCGCATGGCAAGAGGGATGGCAGCATGAGGGGTATCAACAGGACGGTCCTCTCTGGCAACGTGTCCAGGGAGATCAACTACGACAAGATGCCGGATGGCTCGCCCGTCTTGTCGTTCACGATGGCTTCGGATCGTCCAGCGAACGGAACCGTCGTCACAGCGTGGGTGAAGGTGAACGTCTACATCGACACCCTGGTCGAGCAGTGCCGGATGCACCTTGGGTGTGGCGGGTACGTCATCGTGGAAGGTGAGTTGATGAACCGCGACGGTCGCCACGGAAAACTGACGGAGGTACGGGCGAAGGAAATCATCTTCGTGAAGGAGGGTCGGAAGTGAATAGTGCCGCAGCAATCGCTGAGTTGCCGGGCTCGGAGGCGTGGGGAGCGAAGATCCGGAAGCGGGCTCGGAACCTCGTCAAGTCGATCAACCAAGGCTACATGGAATTGGCCGAGATCATCCACACGGTCTGGGCCACCCCGATCAACGGCGAAGCCCACAACGCCTGCGTGACGGTGGCGTGGGGCTACGAGAATTATAAGCAATGGGCCGAAGAGGAGCTTGGACTCCACGTGCGGAAGGCCGAGCGCCTGAAGGCCATCTGGCACCACCTCCATGTTACGCTGGAGGGGAAGCTGGACCGTCGCATCCGGAAGAAGATCATCGCTCTCGGCTGGACCAAGGTGCGAGAGTTGATCCGGGTGATCGACGCGGACAACGCGGAGCAGTGGGTGGAAGTGGCAGAGCACCTCAACTACAACGAATTGTGCGAGGTCATCCGTCGAGCCCTGGAGGACCAGGAGAAGCAGGAGCAGGCCAAGGCGGTCGGCACTGCGGATGACGACGATGACGATGAGGACTTCCGGGGCACCGCGCCGCCCGACGACATGGACCGCTTCAAGGAATTGAGCTTCCTACTCACTCCGGAGCAGAAGGCCAACGTCGAGATGGCCATCGAGCGCGCGAAGCAACTGGCAAACTCCGAGAAGCGTGGGCACTGCCTGGACCTCATCTGCACCGACTTCCTCTCGACCAACGACTTCCGCAAGGCTGACGACCCGACGACCCCGCTACGCTTCCTGGCGAAATTCGAGCGCCTCATGGGCAAGCGGCTCGTCGTCATCGACGCGACGACGTGGGTGATCGAATATGGCATGGACGCCCTGTCGAAAGCCGCCGAGGCGCTGGAGGCGAACGATGAGTGACCTGAGCATGACCCTTCCGATCACACCGGACAACCTGCACACCGAATTGGAGCACGTCGAGGCCATCGTGAGGAAGTGGCGCGAATTCATCGGCAACAAGGGTATCCCCGGGATCGACGCCCCGGCCCAAGATGCCGAGGCGAAGCTGGACGCCTTCATTCGGCAATTCACGGGCGAGATGTTCTACGTCGCCGGCAAGTGCCAGAACGTCGCCGTGGTGATGTCCGAGCGATGACGAAGAAGAAGGCCAGGACCAAGTTGGAGAGGCTGTCTCCGACTCTCATGGACCCGAATCCATGGAACCCAAACACCATGGACCAGGACGACTACGATCGTCTCGTGAAGGAGATTGATGAGGTCGGATTCATAGAGGCTGTCCAAGTCATCCCTCTCGAAGACGGACGGTACAGGATCATAGGGGGAGAGCATCGGGTGGCAGCGGCATGCGACCTGCGCCTGAAGACGATCCCGGCCATGGTGCTGGACGGGCCGCGCTGGAAGGACGAGGAGCTACAACAGCTTGTCACGGTCCGTCTGAATGTCCTGTCCGGGCGTATCAACCCAGAGAAGATGGCGATCCTCTACAACCGCTACGCGAAGAAGTACGGTGAGGACGCCCTTCAAAACCTGTTCGCGTTCACCAATCAGGATGCGTGGAAGAAGCTGGTCAGCGGGGTCAAGCAAGGGCTCTCCAAGGCCGCCATCCCGAAGGAGAAGCAGCAAGAGTTTGCCGACAAGGCGAAGGAAGCCAAGACCCTCAAAGACCTCGAACGAATCCTGAACGAGCTATGGTCCAGCTACGGCGACACGGTGCAACTCTCGTTCATGATCTTCACCTACGGCAAGAGGGAGCACTTCTACGTGGCCATGGACAGCAAGACCCGCAAGGCCGTCAAGCGCATCGGGGAGCACTGCAAGGGCCACGCGAAGGATATCAACACCGTCCTCGGGCCGGCTCTCCAGGCCCTCGCAGACGTCCTCGACAAAGAGGACAAGCCCACCAAGCAAGCGCCCCGTCAAGATGACGTTGGCTTCTGACCTGTGGTACTCATAGACTCGACCGAGAGATCGGTAGAGGTAGGGAACCATGGGCATGATGAGCGCGACCGTTCCGACCGAGGCTCGGCCCTCCCTCATGGAGGCGAAAGGGCAGCCGAACCCGGAGAATTTCGTGCCGGTGTTCGATTGGGACGCCAAGCGGGTGTGGGTGTGGGTGAAGAAGGCTGGTGGGAAGGTCATCGGCCCGACAGAGATCCCCCACTCTCAGGTCAAGAAGTACAAGGGAAAGCTCGGCTGGATCGCGAAGAAGGTCCAGATCATCGCGCTCCTCGACCCCTCCACCTACGACGACCCGGCCTACCTCTACCCGCCGACCTGGAAGCCGGGTGACTCGCTGGACCCAGAACAGTCCCTCGGGAAGCCGATCAAGGCGAAGTTTGAACCCTTCAAGATCGAGCCCGCAAAGCCGGCGCCGATGGAGCCCCCGGAAGGGTTCGAGCTACCACCCAACTACACGATCAAGAACGTCACCCCGTCCCACGTGATAGCCACCACCCCGGAAGGGACGGACGTGAAGTGGATCAAGGTCACGGACCATTGGGTCCACGCGGACGACCCGACCAAGGACCACGAGCCACTCCAGGCTTCCGTTCCGAAGAAGGCCAAGCCGAAGGCCAAGGCCAAGCCGAAGAAGAAGCCGGCCAAGTCAACCGCAGCGGCGGCGAAGGCGGCGAAGGCTGCGGCCACGGGAACGGAAGCACCTTCCACACCGAAGGCGAAACCATCCACCGGGAAGCCGAAGGGAAAGAAGGTCGTCTCGAAAGACCCGGAGAAGGCCCCGCACCTGACCAAGTACATCGGCCAGGTAGACCCGAACGGGCTACCCCTGGTGGACGAGCAGCCGGAGGGAGATTTCGAGGAAGAGGAAGCGGCCAAGGGGCTGACGCTCCTGCCAGACGATCGCGTGGCCAGGTGGCGCCCCAAGCACGGGTACTACCTCATCTACGACTACGACCCGCACTACGGATTCATGTTCTCCAAGAGCGGGGAGATGGTCTACCCCGAAGACGCCAAGCAACTCATGGACGCCCTACACCTGACGGTGAAGAATGGGCGCTACCACAAGTACGACGTGGCCGGAGACGAGAAGGAGCAGCCCGGCACGTACTCCGCCCCGCTTCCGCCGAATTGCGAGCCCATCGAGGACAAGGACACGAACGGGCTCCCGATGGTGAAGTCGATCCCGTCCGACGAGTGGGACGACCCGCAAGTCCTGACCCTGCTCCCGAACAGCCGGCTCGGTCGTTGGGATGAGGTCGCGGAGAAGTACCTCTATTTCGAGTGGCGGGACATCCTGGGGGACTACAACTACTACCCGACGCAGCCTGAGCAATTCGTGGGCCTCAAAGAGGTCCAGAAGATGCAAGCTCAGGGGGCTGCCCCAGCCGTCACCCCGAAGGCCCCGCCTCCCACCAAGCCGAAGGGCAAGCCGGCGCCGGTCCCTTCAAAGGCGACGACAGCACCGATCCCGGCGAAGAAGCCGGCCTCCCCGCCCGTGCTCGCGGGCCAGTTGAAGCCCACCGGGGACAAAGACCCGAAGGGGTACGACATCGGCTCCTACAAGGGCAACACCTACTCCATGCTGCCGGACAAGAAGGTCGGCGTGTGGTCGGCCTCGAACGGGGGCTACATCCTCTACAAGTACGAACCTGTTGGGGATGCGTTCTACAACACTGCGACGGTGTGGACGCCTCCAGGCCACCACAAGGCGCTCTCCTACGTGCCCATAAGCGGTGTGGATCACGCCCAACTGTCGGACAGCGAGGGAACGGACGTTGTTGTCCTCTCGAACGGGAAGTTTGCTCGCTACGAGAAGGGCGGCTGGTGGGCCTACAAGGTGGACCCGACGCAGGGCAAGAAATTCGTTCCGACAGGCGAAGAGATCGACACGGACACAATGATCGATCTCTCCGAAGACCCTGCTTACAACACGCTCAGTCCGGCTGGCACTGTCGATGAGAACAGCCTCCCGCAGTACAAGGTCACGAGCGGCGCATCGAAGGGCAAGGTCTTCACGATGCTCCCCAATGGGGAGATGGCCCACTACAACCCGAAGTCCAAATTCTACCGGCTCATGACGTTCGACCCGGACATCCAAGGGTGGGAAATCTCCTGGCCGAAGGAGACGTTCACTCTCCAGGATATCGACGCCATGTACCTGAAGGCGGGGGCCACGCCGATCAAACACCCGGAGGCCCCACCGAAGGCCAAGCCGAAGACGGCCCCGAAGTCCAAGCCGGACACCGGACCTGAGCCGGAGCCGGCGTTCGTCACTCCAGAGGGCACGCTCCCGGACCCGAACACCTTGGACGACATGGGTGCCAAGGGCCTGAAGGGCACGACCCCGGGCCGGACGGTCCTGCAAGACCCGAAGACGGGCCAGCGGTACCTGTTCAAGCCGGCGATCCAGAAATTCGGAGCCGGCAAGTTGCAGCCGTACAAGGCGAAGTCGCAGGAAGGGTTCGCCGCCATCGCGGCCATCGCCCGCCCGGACGCCCACGTGCCCGTCGAGACGGTGGAGTACAAGGGTCAACTCGGGACGATCCAGCCCATGATGGACGTGGACCCGAACCAGCCAGATCTGAATGGCGTCTCTCCGAACGACCTCACCGATCAGCAGAAGGTGGACATCGCCTCGGAGCACATGCTCGACTGGCTCATGTCGCAGCACGATTCCTTCGCGTCAAACTTCATCATCACCAAGGAAGGGCGCGTCGTCGGCATCGACAAGGAACAGGGCTGGCGATACGTCAACGACAAAGAGCACCCTGATCGGCTGGCGACGGACTACAAGCCGAACACGGAGATCTACGGCGAGCAGGAGCCGTACTACAACAAATTCTGGCGGGCGTTCGCGCAGGGGAAGATGGACTTCAACCCCGAGCAGATGGCCCCAGCGCTGGCGAAGCTGGAGGCCATGGACGCGACTAAGCTGGAAGGTGTGCTGGAGGACTACGCGGCCACCGTCACGCGCATGAAGGGGCCGGCGAAGGCATACGAGCGCTACGCATTCGTGAAGCAGATGCTCTCCCGCCGCGCCACGCTCCGCGCGGATTTCGAGAAATTCATCACGCGCCAGTACGAGAAGCGGGAGGGGACTCCTGGGAAATTCACGTTCGACCAGGGGTGGATTCCGGAGGGAGCGGAGGCACGGGAGAAGACCCACGAGACCTTGACGCTCACGGCTCGCGATTGGGCGCTCCGGGAGTTTGGATCTTCGGCACTGAAGCCGCACAAGGACTACCCCGAGTACATCCTCGTCCGGGTGACGCGCGACGAGCCCGTCACCAAGGTCCAGGAATTTCTCGCCAAGATGGGCGTGGAGCCGGTGCAGACGGCTCCCGGTGGAGGCCCGCTGCCGACCACGAACCCAATCATGGGTACCAACTACAACAGCGTCATCGTGCGTGTGTCGGACCTCGAAAAGACGGTCACGCGCAAGGTGGAGATCAAGCAAGAGAAGGGGCAGAAATTCGCGAACCACAAGGGCGCCCCGACCTACTTCTCGGCCGCGCTCGCTCCGCCGGCTGCTCCTGGGGACGTCAAGGCGTTGGCCACGGCGCACACGGAGAAGCTGGGCTCCCTCGGCAAGAATTTCACCCTGGACGCCGACGCTGTGGAGCAGCAGACGGCCTCGGTCCAGCGGGTCATCTCTCCGGAGGGGGAGACCTACTACACCGTCCATTTCAAGCTCCGCAAGCCCTACTGGAAGCCGCTCATGAACGCGGGCAAGTCCGGGGCGTACACGTGGCCCCTCGGAGCCTACGACGAGACGCAGGACGCCCTCGTCGCGTCGTCCTACCAGGGCGGCGCTCACTCGGAGTCGGGGCGAGTGTTCACGTCCGGCAAGCACAAGATGGTCATCCTCGGGGACTCCTCTCAGTGGGCATTCCGTGGTTCCGTCTACGCGGACATCCACGTCAAGGGGAGCACCAGCGTTCTGTCGGCTCTGACGACGCTCATGAAGATGGCCGGGCTGGACAAGAAGGTGATCAAAGATCCGACGCCCGAGGACATCGAAGTTTACAACATGACCCAGGCGCTCTGGTCGCTGTCCCCGAAGAAGCACAAGGCCCTGACCGATAGCGACTTGAACGTGGAGACGCTGCGGAAGAAGCTGAAAGGCGTCCTCACCAAGGATCAGATCGCGTCCATCCGGCAGGTCAAGGGCACGGTCGGACGCGGTGCTCCGATCATTCCGGGGCTGTGGAAGACCCTCGGCGGCGGGACACCGGACAAGCCGGTCGTTCGCTTCCTCTTCTGGACGGTCAACACGACGAGCCCGGCGCGGATTATCAAGTCGGCTGCTACGGGCATCCATGAGCGTCTGCGCCTCGGCGTCGGCGTCGGCAAGGGCACCTCGGAGTCGTCAGACATGGCGTCCGGCGGCGCAGACGCGACGACGGTGCGGATCGCCACGGTCGGCGGCAAGCATCATGGAGTCAGCAACGTCGGGAGCGTGAGCCGTCCAGTCAAACTCATCATCGCCCCGGAGATCCTGGACAGGCTGGACATCCACATCGCCAGCAATGACTCCTACGGGTGCACGAACCCGAACAACTCGAACGCTTCCTACTTCACCGGGCGCAAGGGCCTGAGCCAGGCGGTGAAGCACTTCAACGATCAGGGCAACTACGGAGGGAGCACGGAGGTCGTCATCCGTCGCGGGGTTCCGCCGGAGATGATCAAGCGTATCTGCTGCTCGAACGAGAGCGACCGGAAAGACATTCTGGAGCGCATGGAGAAGGCCGGCGTGACGGAGTGGAACGGCTGCCCCATCGAGGATTTCGTCGTGGTGGAGAACAACCAGGATGCAATCTATAATAAGTACCTGAAGCCGCTGGGGTACTGAGATGGGAATTCCGTTCGAGAGAGTCTACAGGTCAAAGCGGGATGGAGACCCGCACTGGTCCATCGTCATGGGCTTGACGCCACTGCCCGGCAGGAAGGGCGTGTGGATGTGGAGGGCGAGCGAGACTCACCCCGAGATCGCCCTTCGCGGGGAGGTGTTCGAGGGTGAGGACGGCAAACTCGTCCTCGTCGGTCCCGATGGACGCCACACGTTCGAGCCCCTCACGATCGAGACGTGGGAAGACATGCGCGATGACGTGGGAGGGTTCGAGGAAATCCGGAAGGCGATCAACACCGACACCTTCCTCCAGTCCTGGTATTGGGACGAATTCGCGCACGACGGGGCAGGCAATGAGATAGGCCAGGCCGAAGTGCTCGCCCGGCTGACAGAGCGCGAACGTCCCGACGAGCGCGCCGAATCGTGACCCGCACGCTGATCGTCATCGTTCCTTCCACGCGCGTCCCGGCGTCGGAGTTTGTGACCATCCTGTCTGCCAACGGCATCGACACTATCAGCCTCGGCACGGGGACTGCGAAGGTACGGACAGCGCAGGGCCGTGAGAACAGGGTTGCGGGCGCGCTCGTAGCTGCTATCCTGTCGGCCGATCTGAGGCGTGCCAGAGCGCACGCGAAGCTGTGCGGTGTGCATCTCTCGACCCTCGAAATAAACGGGTGCCCTTCAAGAGCAAACGTGGTATAGTCCCCCCATGGATGTTGGGAGTGATCGCTCCCATGGATAAGGAGATCGGACGATGGCAAACGAGACGTCCCAAGTCGCAGGTGTGGCCGAAGCCGTGAAGAAGGCGAAGGGGAAGCCGGCGAAGAAGCGCAGCAAGGCCAAGGCGAAGCCCCCGAAGGCGACCAAGGCGCGGAAGAAGAAGGGCGCCACCCCCAGGAAGAAGGCCCCGAAGATGACCTCCGAGAAGACAGCCCCGACGAGCGGGCAGAGCGGGCCGCCCATAGAGCTTTCCGTGGAGGGCCTCAACACGAAAGAGGCCAAGATCTTCTCCGCGCTCAATGGCTCGGGCTCCGGCGTTCGGACGATCATGACGATCACCGAATTGGCGGCGGAGTGCTTCAAGTCGCGCGGGAAGAAGCAGGCCAACTCGTGGACGCGGAATTCGCTTCGGCGCCTCGTGCAGTCTGGCCTCGTGGAGAAGGTGGAGCGCGGCAAGTACCGCGTGTCGGACGCCGGCCGGAAGAAGCTGGCCCGCGCCGCGTAGTCCCACGTGTTGGACTACGACTTCATCACGCGGGCGGACGACCTCGACCGCATCGCGCAGGACGTCCTACAGGCGGACGTCGTAGGGCTCGATATCGAGACGACGGCCCTGGACCCGCGCTTCGGTGACATACGTTTAGTCCAGTTGATCGTGCCTGGCGTGGAGAACGACAGCCGGGGACGCATCTACGTCATCGACCTCTTCCAGACCAAGACGCTCGGCCCGGTCCTTGCGGCCATGCGGGAGACGAGCGCAATCTTCGTCATCCACAACGCGAAATTCGAGCAGAAGTGGATGTGGTGGAAATTCCGCTTCCGCATGTGGCCGGTGTTCTGCACCTTCCGGGCGTCGGCCATGACGTACAATGGGAAGAAGGGGATCAAGCACGACCTGGACTCCGTGATCATCCGCGAGTTGGGGGAGCACCCGGTCAACACCGGGCAGGGAGCCTCTGACTGGTCGAAACCCAACCTCACGCAGGAGCAGAAAGACTACGCGGCCGAGGACGTGCTGCGGCTGCTCCGCCTCCGTGTCGCCTTGAAGGGCAAGTTGACCGAGTACGGCTTGCTCACAACGGCCCTCGTGGAGTTTGGCGTGGTGTTCGCGGAGGGCCGGACCGAGTTGAACGGCTTCGCGCTCAATCAGGAGAAGTGGAAGGCGCTGGCCGAGACGAACATAGAGGCCCGCACACGTGCGCGGGAGGAGCTACTCTACGAGCTACCTCACCCCAAGGATCAACTCGCCCTGCCCGGGTTCGGCGGACAGTGGAACGTGGACTCTCCACAGCAGATGCTCGCCTCCCTGCAACGGCTCGGCCTCAAGATCGAGAACACGCCCGAGATCGTGCTGGCGCAGCACGCGGGCAAGTACCCCCTCGTGAAGAAGGTGCTGGACTACCGGCACATCGCCCAGCGCGTCAAGACGTTCGGAATGACGTTCCTGCGGCACATCGACGCGGACGGGCGCATCCACCCCGAGTATTTCGGGCTGCTCGTCACAGGGCGCTACAGCGCCAACAAGAGCATGCAGCAGATACCCCGGGGCGCGGAATTCCGGGACTGTTTCGAGCCCCTGGAGGGGAGGCGCCTGGTAGGTGCGGACTACTCCGGGATCGAGATGCGCCTGTGCGCGGAAATCTCCGGGGACAAGGCGCTCACGCTGGTCTTCGTGAACGGGGAGGACGCGCACCGGGCGACGGCTGCGGTCATCATGGATATCGACCCATCGCAGGTGTCGAAAGGCGACCGCCAGAACGCCAAGCCCGTCAACTTCGGGTTCATCTACGGCATGATGCCCGACAAACTCATCCTCTACGCCATGAGCAACTACGGCGTGACCCTGACCCCACACCAAGCGAAGACCTATCGGAAGCGCTATTTCGAGCGCTACGAGGGAATCGGCCACTGGCACAAGAGGGTGCTTCGGGACGGGCAGCGGAACGGCTTCTCCAGGACTCTCTGCGGGCGTATCCGCTACCTGGACCCGAACGAGGCGTTCAACGAATTCTACAACACCCCTGTCCAGGGTTCCGGGGCGGACGCTCTGAAGACCTCGCTGGCCATCGTGCAGGACGCACTGGACGCGCGGTACGGCATCACCCCAGCCGAGACACCGGATGGCCCGGTCCAGATCGTCCACCACGTGCACGACGAGATCATCCTGGAGGCGGACGACGACCACGAGATGGTGGCGGACACGGAGCGGTTGCTCCACGACGGGATGAAGGAAGGCATGGAGAAATTCGTCAAGACCGTGCCTGTTGTGGTAGACCCGTCCAACGGGCGATCGTGGGCTGAGATACATTGAGTTTGCCATTGACTATCCCCCGCCTTGCTGGTAGTGTGGCGGCTCTGGGAGGGGAACCATGCCAGAGTTGATAGCGCCGCAGTACGTCATCCTGGAGTGCCCAGACAACGCCGCCCTCAGTATCGAGCGCGCGGCCCGGACCTGCTACAAGAGCGAGGACAAGATCACGGAGGGGTCGGCCGAGAAGCTGACCAAGGGCCTCATCGAACGCGGCCACCACGCGATGGTCGAATTCGGCGGATGGATCGTGGTCAAATTCTTCTCCAACCGGGGCTTCACGCACGAGTTGGTCCGGCACCGCATCGCCAGCTTCGCGCAGGAGAGCACCCGCTACTGCAACTACGGCAAGGGGAAGTTTGGCGGGGCGATCACGTGCATCGACCCTTCGGCTATGCTGGAGGCCAAGATCAAAGACCCGGAGAAGCGTGCCGAATACAAGGCACACCTCATCGAAACGTGGGCCATCTGCGAGGAGCGCTACATGGACCTCGTGGGTCGTGGCTGCCCGGCTGAGATCGCCCGCGAGGGGCTGCCCATCGGCGTGAAGGCCGAGATCGTGATCGGGGCGACCGTCCGGGAGTGGCGCCACATCTTCTCTCTTCGGTGCTCAAAGAAGGCCCATCCCCGCATGCGTGAATTGATGATCCCGCTCCGCGATGAGCTACGCGATCGGCTTCCGGTCGTGTTCGATGACCTCGGAGAGTAGATGGACCAGTACCCGCCGCCCCCTATCGAGCCCGGAGAGCCCTACCGCCGGGAGCACGACACTGTTGTCCTGAAGCCGCTGGAAGTGGTGGTCGTAGATGGTCGGCTGGACAAGGCGATCCGAAAACTCAAGAAAAAGATGTCCACCGAGGGCGTCCTGAAGGAATTGAAGCGGCGCCGCCGGGCCACCAAGCCCAGCGATGCAAAGCGCCGGAAACGGATCGACGCAGCACGTAGACGGCGGAAGCGAGAGCGAGCCGCCGCGAAGAGGAAGGCATGAAAGGGAACGGCAGGAAGGGCAACGACAAGCGGACTCCCATCGACCATTGGGAGACCTTGAAGGTGCTCCACAGCGACTCCAAGCCGGTCGGCAGGGACGGCGACCTTGGGGTTGTGATCGAAGTCCAGCGGCCCGTGTTCGAGGGAGGCAGAACAGGGCGCTCCACGATGGGCGTGATCATCCGGCGCGGTGAGCGGATGCTGCGACTGTTCTGCCGCAACGGGGACACGCACGAAATCTCCGCGCTCCGGGACATGCTGGCGGACCTCCCGGACACGGTGCTGGACGAGTACGCCTCGGAGTACGACACGCTCCGGGCCGAGAACGACCCTCCCCCGCGCGAGAGGGGCGGTGGTGGTCGGGAACGAGGTTCCGGACCGCGCCCCGGTGAGGTGGGCGGGGGCCTGAGCCGGTTCTCCGGCGAATCCAAGCGGGACCGCAAGCGGCGGAAGCGCCAGGAGCGGGAGCAGGACCACGGATGAAAGAGCACGACCTCAAGACCTGGCCCAATGAGTTTTCCGCCGTCGCGGATGGCAGCAAGCGATTCGAGTGGCGGAGAGACGATGGGCGCGGGTTCGAGGTCGGGGACGTGCTCATCCTGCACGAGTGGGAGCCGACGCCCGGGAAGTACACCGGCCGCGTGCTTCGGGCCACGGTGACGTACCTGCTCCGGGGGCCAGCCTTCGATGCGCCGAGCGGCTACGTGATCATGTCCATCCTGCCCGACCCTCTGGGGGAGCCGTGGAACGTGTGACGCTGGACGTCTCCCCCGAGGAAGCGGCCCGACTCATAGCGGAGCTACGGGAGCGAGTGGAGAAGGCCGAGCGCCGCGCCGACCGCTGCAAAGAGTTGGCTGAATCCTCGCTCGCCATCGTGCGCCGATACCAGGACGAGCGAGAGAGTTTTCTCGCCCGCGTAGAGGCCGCGCTGCTCGGAATCGCCTCCACCTCCCAGGACTGACATGCACCTACACTATCCGACAAAAATGCACGGGGGCCAACGTTTGCTCTTGACAGCCCCCGCCGGGGTGTGCCATGCTGGTCTCATCGGGTCGCGGATGGGTTCCGCGAAGGAAGGAAAGGCCATGACGACCAAGGCGCAACTCAAGAAGCTGGACGACGCAGTGCTCACGGGCATGCAGGCGCACGACTGCCACGGCGCGGTGAAGTGGATTCGCTACGCCGCGAACGAGACCGTCACGGGCGAACGATTCGGACGCACGCCTTACTCGGAGGCGCAGGTGCGCGGCTCCCTGAAGCGCCTGGAGAAGGCCGACAAGGTGGAGAACCACGGTTGGTCCAAGGCGCGCTGGCGCGTCATCACCGACGAGATGCGCGCGAAGCGAGAGGCAGCCCGGCAGGAGCGCGCCCGGTGGAACGCAGAGGCGGCGGCGATCCAGAAGGCGCTCGGCCTCGGTATGGGCGGCTTCGATGCGGACGGCGACCCGGACGGCGACGAGCACGTGACGCCGACCAAGCACGGCGGGTTGGAATTGTCCCCCCGCGCGGTGGCGGCGCTGGCCGAGATCCTCAACGTCAACGTGAGCAACTAAGGGGGCGAGTCATGGCATACGAGGCAGAAGGCGAGCGCGTGTGGAACGTGGAGCGACAGGCGGACGGATGGCCGAAGGGCATGAGCGACGAGAACAAGGCCCGGCTCACGGCGGCGGTCCAGCGCGTCCTGGAGGCGAACCCGGACGGTCTCTCGACCATGCAGATCTACGAGACGATCAAGCGCGGTGACAAGGACGGGCGCAAGGCGTTCGTGAGCCCCCTGTGGTCGTGGCTGCTCTGCGCGACCGAGCGCGCCTGTCGTGAAGTGAACGGCACCCTGCAAGTGTGGGTCGTTCGACCGAATGCGTACTAGATCGGGCACGTCTGCCCGAAGGATAGGAGAGAGGACATGCCGAGAGTCAACACAGTGAACAAGGCGCGGAAGGCGCAGGGGACGTGCGGACGGTGCGGGGCCGAGATCAACGTGGGCGACGGCTACCGCTGGATCAAATTCCGGCACGGCGGCAAGCGCATCCGGTGTCTCGCCTCGGAGTGCAGGTTCCGCGCGTCGGACCTCACGCAGTCCAAGATGAGCGGCGTCTACTCCGCGCAGGAGAACGCCGAGGACAGCATCGGGGACTGCGAGTCGATCGCAGACCTGAAGGCGCTGGCCGAGGAGACGGCCGAGTCGGTCCGAGAGGTGGCGCAGGAGTACCAGGACAGCGCCGACGCCATCCACGAGCACTTCGATACGAGCGACACCGCCGACGAGTGCGAGGAGAAGGCCCAAGAGTTGGAGGGGTGGGCCGACGAGATCGAGAACGCCCTGGACGAATTCGGGGACGAATTCGAGCCGACCCAGGTGGACGACCCCGAGTGTCCCGAGTGCGGTGGCCCGATGACCGAGCGCGAAGGCGACGACGGGACGTGGGACTGCAACGACGCGGAGTGCGGCAAGCGCGGCATCACGTTCGAGAACGACCGCGACGACGAGGGACGGACCGAGGACGAGTACCTGGACGCGGCCCGCGAAGCCCTGGAGAGCGTCATCTCCGAGTGCCCCGTCTAGCCCCTTCTCCCGCGCGCCCGAGCGACCCCTTCTCCCGAGCCCCCTGACAGCCCCTCAGAGCCCCGAAGCCCACGGCGGCCCCCAGGTGCCTCCCGAGCCCTACGCGCCCTCAGAGGCCCCTCAGAGCCCCGGGACGGTGCCTCTGGCTGGCCACGCCTGCCAGGTTGCTCTATGATGGTCAAGATGGGTAGGAAACGATCCAACGGGAAGCCCCCCGGCCGGAGCACCCGGTTCAAGAAGCTGAGAGCCCTCACCTGCTACCAAGAGGTCTACGAGCGCATCTGCGCGGGCTGGCCGCTGGCGCAGGTGGCGCGCTTCATCCAAGAGGAGCGCCGCGAGTACACCACAATCTCCCGCCACGGGCTCGAACAGCAGTTGGCCGACTTCCGGAAGCAGATGCCTCCGGGCGATCTGGTCCAGAAGCGGTTTCCGGATGTGTTCGACAAGGCCAAGGAAGCGGTGGAGCACGGCATTGACGAGCTAGCTGAGTTGGAAGAGTTGTACCGAATCCAGATGCACCGCATCGGCGTGGACTTCGCCACGGAGAAGGGGATCGGAAAACTCATGCCGTCGATGACGGCCGAAATTCGGGAGGCTCGGAACCTGCTCAAGGACATGGCCGAGTTGAAGATGGAGATGGGTGTGCTCGGTCGAGCGCCCAAGGGCGTGGACGTGAGCGTAGGTGTCGAGGTGGAGGCCACGCTGTCCGAGGACATGATGGCCCGGTTCGGGGACGGCGCGGTCAAGGAAGTGCTCCAAGACCCCGAGTCACGCCGGAAGGTCATGGGGGTGGTGGAGCGGTTCCTGAAGCTACCGGCGGCCTCCGAGGAAGTCCACTAGGCCCGAGATGATCGAATACGAGAACGGCCACTGGCGGTCAGTACGGACGCCGAAGGAGAGCACCGGGCTTCTGGAGAAAGACCTGGAGACGCTCTCCCCGGCCGAGCGCGAGACGATCGAATTGATCGTGGCCGAGCTATCGGACCCCTCGGCATCGGCCGGGCTCCTCACGACGATCGGGAACCTGGAATGGATTCGGACTCCGGTGGACATGGAGACGTTCTGCATGGACCCCCACTACCTTGGGAACACATGCGACAACCTGTACCCGAAGCTGATGGAAGACCTCACGACCCTCTTCGATGAGGGGTACCGAGAGGCAGTTTTCACGGGGGCCATCGGTTGGGGAAAGACGTTCGCCGCGTCCATCGGTATCTGCCGGCTGCTCTACATCCTGTCGTGCATGAGAGACCCGCACCGCTCCTTCGGCATCGCGGCCAACTCGAACATCTCTATCGTCTGTCTCTCCGTGAACGAGATCCTGGCCACCAAGGTCGCCTACGAGAACATCGCGACCAAGATCGAAGCCAGCCCGTATTTCCAGGAAAACTTCCCATTCGAGAAGACCAAGAAAGAGCTACGGTTCCCCCGCAAGGTGTGGGTGGCGGCGCGGGCCTCGAACGACGGCTCCGTCCTCGGTCTCAACGTGATCGGCGGGCTCCTGGACGAGACCAACTTCATGCCCAAGGCCAGCAAGGGGCAAGACCCTCGGTTCAACCTTCAGGATCGCGCCGAGGTGCTCTACAACGCCATGCAGCGCCGGATGAAGTCCAGGTTCGAGCGCAAGGGGAGGCTGCCGGGCATCCTGTTCGTCGTCTCATCGAAGCAGACCAACGACGATTTCACGGCCAAGCGGATCAAGGAATCGACGCTCGACCCCACGGTGTTCGTCCGGGACTACGCCCTGTGGGACGTCAAGCCGGACATCTACTACTCCGGCGACTGGTTCCATGTCGTGGTTGGGAACGAGCAAGCTCCTAGCCGGATCATCGAGTCGGATGAAGACCTGGACGAGGTGAAGGTCACGCTCCCAGAGGACTGCGTGGTCATCGAAGTGCCGGAGGACTTCCGGGGCGATTTCGAGAACGACCTGGAGGGAGCCATCCGAGACCTGGCAGGGGTGGCCACGGTGTCGGTGAGCCCGTACATCCAACGGCGCACCAAGATCATCGACGCCATCCGCCCGGACATGCGGCACCCATTCAGCGTGGAGATTTACGACCCCTCGCAGCCGGGCAGGTTCTACTGGCACAAGATGTTGCGACCGGCGGCCGACGCCGAGGGAGGAAACAGGCCGATCCTGAGCCCCTACGCTCCACGACACATCCACATCGACCCTTCCATGACCGGGGACTCGACCGGCTTTGCCATGGGTCACATCTCGGGCTGGAGGGAGGTGGTGCGCCGCGACGACGATGGGAACAAGTACCCTGAGCGTGCTCCGGAAGTTACTTTCGACCTGCTCCTGAAGATCGTCCCGCCCATCGGCGGGGAGATCATCCTGGGAGACGTCCGCAAGCTCGTCTACCAGCTATCGAAGCACGGGTACATGATCACCTGCGTCTCCATCGACTCGTGGAATTCGGCCGACGCGATCCAGAAGTTGAACCAGCGCGGGTTCAACGCCATCCAACTGTCAGTGGACCGCACGATGGGTCCATACGACCTGCTCAAGACCGGGCTCTACGAGGATCGGGTGTACTACTACGAGTACGAGCCTTTCCTTCAGGAGCTACGCGAGCTAGAGCACGATCGCGTGAAGCGGAAGGTAGACCACCCCCTTCGGGGCTCCAAGGATGTGGCGGACGCGGCGGCTGGCGTCATGTGGACGCTCACTGAAAACTCATCGGCCCTCCCCCTGGCTATCCTCCGCAGCATGCCCGATCACGGGGATGCGTGGATGCTAGAGCACCAGCAAGCGGCGCTGGCTCGGAGCTACGGGAGCGAGGACGTATCGGATATGTCCGAAGACCTTACGGCTTTGCCTCCATTTCTGGTAGGCTCTGGAAGCGGCTGGGGAGACTGATCGGTTTCCACGGTCGGTCGCACGTGGTATTAGAACAGCATGGACAGCGCACTCAAAGAGCAACTCACAGAGGTCTTCGGAGGCGACATGAACGTCGCGCCCGGGGGCACGGGGGCGGTGCTCACGCGCCCGTCCAAGCTGTCCTTGGAGGTGGCACAGCAAGCCGTCCGGTCCATGCCAATCGACGGCTTGTACCGGGACGTTGGAGCGGTGGCAGCGCGGGTCTTGGCGGATGAATTGGAGAGCCGATCTCTCCGGCCGGCGGACTACGCTAACCTCCCCGATCTTCCGAAGGTGGTGGCGAAGAGGATCGTCGGCTACCTTCTGAGGTCTGAGGAGTTTGCTCGGTCGTTCTCCGAGCACCTGGCCGCGAGGGGATAGTGGGCGCCGTACAGAACGTCATCGACCGCCTCCGTGGCGCGTTCATTGCCGACAAGGAACGAGGGGGACAGCTACTCGCCAAGGGCAGCACATCCCCAACCTATCCGGACTCCGGGTACGACCTGCTTCAAGCCTACGGGTACGACGCTCTGTCGGACTACCTTCGGTTGGAGCACGATCTCCTGTCCCGCTACGTGGACTACGAGGAGATGGACGACTACCCGGAAATAGCTTCTGCGATTGACATCTACGCCGACGACGCCTCGCAGCCGGACACTCAGCTACAGCGGACGGTCTGGGTATCGAGCCCGGACAAGACCCTTCAGGGCGTCCTGGACGACCTGTTCCACAAGCGCCTGCGCCTGGACGAGGAGATCTGGGAGATTGTCCGATCGCTGGTGAAGTACGGCAACGACTACGAGGAGCTACTGGTCAATCAGGACGGCGTGGTCGGCCTGAATTTCCTTCCGGCGCCGACCGTGCGCCGGGTGGAAGGCCCGCGTGGCGAGTTGTACGGGTTCGTCCAGGACTTCAAGGGACGATTCGGCTACTCCCCACAGGAATTCCAGAAGATCCTGGCCCAGCGGACAGACGCCATCCGCCAGGCCATGCAGCCCGGCTCGGCCCGGCCCCCTGGGAACATCCTCCAGCGTGTCTCCGCCTTGGAGCCCTGGGAGGTGGCCCACTTCCGGCTGCGTGGGAAGCATCGCCGGAGCGTGTACGGCTACTCCGTCCTCGAACCAGCGCGATGGATATGGAAGCGGCTCATGCTCCTGGAAGATGCCGCGATGATCTACCGTCTCCAGCGCGCCCCGGAGCGCTACGCCTTCTACGTGGATGTGGGCGACCTGCCTCCGGCCGAAGCGTTGGCGTTCGTCAACAAGATCCGGCAGCAGCACAAGAAGAAGCGGTTCGTCAACCCTTCCACTGGAAAACTCGATCTGAAATTCGAGCCCCTCTCCCAGGACGACGACTTCTGGGTTCCCGTCCGCAAGGGCGTGGAGGGGACTCGGATCGAAGTGCTCGGCGGCCCGTCCTGGCAGCACATGGAGGACGTAGAGTATTTCCAGACCAAGTTGTTTACCGCAGTGAAGGTGCCCAAGGCGTACCTCGCTCAAGACGAGAACACGGCACGGGCGGTTCTATCCAGCGAGGACGTCCGATTCGCTCGCTCGGTCCTCCGTGTCCAGCGTGAGGTCCGGAACGGTCTCCGCAAGGTAGCGCGCACGCACCTGGCAGCGCTCAACATCGACCCCTACGCGAACGAGTACACCATCCACATGACCGTGCCTTCGGCCATATTCGAGTTGGCCCAACTGGAGGTGCGGAACGCGAGAGCCGACCTGGCTGCTCGAATGAAAGAGCACGTCTCGCTTCGGTGGGTGCTGGAGAACGTCTACCTGCTCTCGGATGAGGATATCAAGATCATCATTCAGGAGCGGTCGGAGGACGTCATCCGGGAGGGGAAAGCTCAGGCCGAGGTCGAGAAGATGAGCGCCCAGGCACAGGCGGACGTGGAACAGGCGTCGGCTGCGGCCCAAGGTGGCGGCGGCATGGAGTCGCTCGGGCCTCCGTCTGGCATGAAGATCCTCGAACGGAAGCTGGCTGCCTTGCCCCGGCAGTTGCGGGGAGCCATCACAGAGCGAGAGCTTCTGAGTGGGAGCCGCGAGGCTGAGAAGAGGGCCGAAGGGAAGCTGGACAGCATCATGCGATCCAACGATGCCAACACCCGCCGTCTGAGGGAAAGCGTGGCCCTACTCCGAGAGGTCGTGGCGGCGGGCCGGGGGCGGTAGTGCTGACTTTCGTTTGACAGAGGGTTTGTGGAGCAGCTAGTGTCGGCCAAGATGATCGAGAGTCAAAACAAACTCCTCCCAGGCGCCGAGTTGAGGCGGCTGCGTATGGGGAGCTACGAGGCTCGGATCGAAGAGATGAGCAGGGTCGTCCACGCGAGCCTTGGTGATGAGCCGTTCGAGATCGTGGCGACACAGGACAGCGGGGCCGTCGTGTACGCAGACGGCCGGTTCCTTCGGCTGGAATTGACCGAGGACGGTCCGTCGCTCACAGACCTCGACGTGGAGACTTTCGACGCGGCCAGTCTGTACGCTTTCATGGAGCGCGAGGCTGGTGTAGTGGCCGATCTCTTTCTCCGTGGCTCCGTGAAGTCGGCGGTAGCGCGGTTGGAGAACCTGGTTCCGGCAGTCCCGCTCCCGAGCGGGGCCACCGCGAAGATCGAAGCCTTGATTGCTGCTCCGCGACCGTGGAGACGACTGTTCGAGGCTCGCAGAGACTACATCGTCGGCTTCATCGGAGAGGACGCAGAGGCCCTGGAAGAGGGTCGGTTGCGCCCCAACTTCGGTAAGTTGTATGATGGGTCGATCGAAGAAGGCAAACTCGACAACTACGAGGATCGGGTATCAGAAGGTCTGGGGATCGTGCTTGACAGGTTGGGACAGATTCGGGACGAGGTTGGGTCTGCGCTCGCGTCAGCGACCGACGCGCTCTCCGAGTCCACAGAGCCTATCGCAGCGCTGTTCTCCCGGTTCGCGGATGATCTGTACGCCGATCTTTTCGCCCTCCACGAGTCGGCTTCCCACGCAACAGAAGCAGTAGACGATATCGGGACTCGTGGTAAACTCTGCGACACGCTTGCCGAAGGGCTGTACGATCGTGAGGTCGCCAGCCGCTTCGTCGTCGTGGTGGCCGACAAAATGGTCGAGGCCAGCTAGGGAGGAATGAAAATGGGTCTGCTACTGAGACACCCGGTTGTGATCACTTCCTTGGAGGAAGACTTCCGGCGCATTGGCCTCATCAAGACCGAAGAGGCCCGCGACGAGGGAGACGACCTGCAAGAGCACCTCATGGAGTCCACCGAGGACTTCGATGCCGAGGACGAGCCCGAAGAGGGTGAGGACGAGGCCACCGAGGATGCGGACGAGGACGACGAGGCCATGGCCGAAGCCGTCGCCTTCCACGAGGACGCCATGTCCATGTGGCAGGAGTTTGGCGAGTCTGGCGTCGAGACTCTGTTCATGGACGAGGAGTCCATGGCCGAGTTGGAGTCCATGGGCGAGTCCATCACCGAGCTTCCCCTCGCGGTCGTCGGCGCCTCCATCGAGGAGTACGGCGACGAGTACGAGGGCGAAGAGGTCCACGAGGACGACGAGGCCGAGGACGACGAGGAAGAGGGCGAGGAGTACGGCGAAGACGACGAGCCGGCCAATCCCTTTGCCTCCGTTGCAGAGGCCATGAGCGCGATCGAGTCCATCCTGGACGAGGACGCGCAGCCGACCGACTCGCTGGAGGAAGCGACTCCGGCGTTCGCCAACCTGGCTCTCATCTCGGAGAAGCTGTACGGCTTCTTTGCCGAGACGGCCGAGATCCAGGAAGACGCGGAGTACGCGGAGATTGCCGAGGCGTACAAGCAGATCGCACACTACTCGGCGGCGATCGTGGACACCCTCCAGAAGGAGAGCCCGGACACGATCAACTTCGATGCCCTGACCGAGACCTTCCAGGACTACCTCGGGACGGTCCTGCAAGGGCTGGAGACCTACGCCATTCTGCGCGAGGCCGACGAGAGCGGCGACGAGGACGGCGAGACGGACGAGGGCGAGGAGCAGGACGAGGGCGACGAGGGAAACGAATAGACCGGCGGCGCCCCTTGCCGCCCAAGAAAGGCGGCTCTTGGCGGCGGCGTCGGACGGCGTATTCCTCGGGTAGACGGGAGGAGATCGGTATGGAAAAGAGCCCGGTGAAACGGAAGACACGGAAGGTCGGACCATCCGGCGCCGTGCTCGACCGCCCCGGGTTCGGTGGCGTGCTCGACACCATCGTCGGGCGAACGCCGTTCCGGTCCAGCTTCCGATGGAAGAGGTCGTGATGGGCGCGCAGACTACCCCGGCCCCTGAGAACCAGTTGATCGATGAGCAGGTTCATCACTGCAAGCTCACACTGGTCGAGGGGGAAGGCGAGAAGAAGGGTCGCGTGTACGCACGCGGCGAATTCGGCCACGCGGCCAAGCCGACCGCGAACGGCCGCTTCTACCGGCACAACATCTGGGAGAGCAACATCGCCCGCCTGCGGCCCAACCTGGAGTCGAGGAAGGTTCTGGGCGAGTTGGACCATCCGACTGACGGGCGGACGGCCCTCCAGCGTGCCTCCCACGTCATCACCGATCTTCGCCTGGAAGGCGATCAGGTGTTGGGCGAGGCGGAGATCCTGGACACGGCCAAGGGGCGTGACCTGAAGGCCATCCTCGCAGCGGGCGTCCCGGTGGGCATCTCGTCGCGCGGTTTCGGAAGCACCAAGCCGAACAGCGAAGGTGTGGAGGAAGTCCAAGAGGACTACAAACTCGTCACCTTCGATTTCGTCGCGGAGCCGGCGGACCCAACGGCCTACCCGGAAGCGGTGTTCGAGAACGCCGAGCAGGGTGTGGCCATGATGTTCGAGGGCGTGGCTTTCGAGACGGCCGAGGCGGAACCAGCTTCCGAGCCCGAGCCCGAGCCCGAACCCGAAGGTGATGAGCCGTCCGAAGGGGAGGAAGAGGCCGACGAGAGCGTGGCTCCGAACGTCGGCTCTGCCCCGCCCGGAGAAGCGGAGATGGCCCAGCGCTTCGCGGAGCGCGTCATTGCCGATGCGGAAGGCAACTCGGTCGATGTGGAGGCGCTCCGTCAGGAGTTTGCGGATCAGATCGTGTCCCGCATCGCGGCCCTCCGTGCCGACGTGGAGAAGCAGGTCCGGGCTGAGATGGCATCGGACCCGGCTGTCGCGGGCGCGCGGGCTGCTTTGGAGCAGGTACAGCGTGCCTTACTCCCCTTCGCCCTGACAGAGGATGCCAACGCGCTCATCGCGGAGCGCGACGACGAAATCCGCGTCCTGCGGTCCCAACTGGCCGAGGCCGAGCAGACCATCGAACAGCACGAGACGCTGATCGAAACGCTGGCGGAGGCGGCCAAGGAAGCCGGCTACAAGTACCACCTGGAGTGCCTGCTTCACGAGGACGACGCGGACATCGAACGCCTGAGAGCGATCGTCGGGGACGTCTCGCAGTACGACAGCCCGGATGCGCTCCGCGAGCGGGTCGAGGAAGCCTACGGAGAGATGCAAGCGTTCCGTCTGGAAGAGGAGCGCGTGCAACAACAGCGCACGGCGGAATCCGATCGTCTGCGCGGCAAGAACCGCGAGTTGGCCGAGGGCCTGGAGAAGGCGCTCGTGGCCAATCGTGACCTCGCTCTCCAGGTGTACGCATCCGAGAGGTTGCAAACTCACCCACAAGGTGCGAAGATCCTCCGCATGCTCAAGCGATCTGGAATCCAGTCGCGCGAGCAAGTGGACGCGATGATCGAGGACTTCCGAGAGCCAGAACGTGACGCAGAAGACCTGGAAGCGGTTCGAGCCAGGGTTCGCGCACGGCTGCATGGCGGGCGGGAGTACCTGGAAGAGGACGTTCAACCCGCACGCGGCCGGGGGGCCGGGGCGGGCAACTACAACGGGCTCGGAGCATCCCTGGCGGAGCTAAAGCACCTCTCTGGGATGGACTGAAAAGGATTCTGGCGGGCGACGACGATCCGCCGTGGTAGGAGAAACTAAGGAGGCAAGCCGTGGAAGCTCGACAGATGCTTCAGGAAGAGGGTCGTCGAACGATCGCCGACCAGAGCTATGTCGGGGCTCTCATTCGGAAGTGGGGAGACTTCCTGGAGGGCCTGGCAGACCATTCCGAGCAGGACAGGTACATCCTCGGGTGCACCGCCATGCTCATGGAGAACGAGTCCCTGTGGCTCCAGTCCCTCACGGAGGAGACTCGGACCGTCAACGTCGGCTCGTTCACCAAGTTCATTTTCCCCGTTCTGCGTCGAGTTTTCCCCAACTTGATCGCGAACGAGATCGTCTCGGTCCAGCCGATGACGGCGCCCATCGGCGCGGTCTTCTTCCTGGACTACGTGTACGGCTCGACCAAGGGCGGGACGACCGAGGGCGCGGTGTTCCCCCGCGACTTCGATCGGGACTACTCCTCGGAGTACGTCAACGGGGAGCCCCTCGTCACGGGCGATGGCGTCAACTTCGGTGGCGTCGGCACCCCGCTCGACGCCGTGATGGCGTGGACCCCGGTTCGGCCGCTCGACGCGCAGCGCGGCTTCTCGGTCATCGTGCAGGAGATCGACGCGGCGACGGGCGAGCCCGTGGCTGGCCAGATCATGACCGACGATGGAGCGGGCGGCTTCACAGGCGGTGCGGCTGGCTCGATCAACTACTCGAACGGCTCGATCACCGGGCTCCTGTTCACCGCCGCGCCGGCCCTGGGGAACCAGGTCAAGGCGTACTACTACTTCGACGGCGAGTTGAACACCAAGGTTCCCGAGGTGAAGCTCGACGTCAAGAAAGCTCCCGTGGAAGCCGTTCCGCGCCGGCTCAAGGCTCTGTGGTCCTCCGAGGCCGCCGAAGACCTCCGGGCGTTCCACGGCCTCGACGCCGAGACCGAGATCGTGTCGATCATCGCGCAGGAGATCGCGCTGGAGATCGACCGTGAGATCATCCAAGACCTGTTCCTGTCCTCGACGGGCACGACGGCCACGTTCGACCGCATCCCGCCCGGTGGCATCGCGGAGATCGACCACCTGCGGGCCATGCTGACGCAGATCAGCACGGTCTCGAACCTCATCCACAAGAAGACGCTCCGTGCGCCGGCCAACTGGATCGTCACGAGCCCCGAGATTTCGGCGCTCCTGACGCAGTTGACCACCCACGGCGACTTCAAGCCCATCTGGTCCGGGGACATGAACCCCAACAGCCCGATGGACACGATGAGGCCGCGCACGGCTCATGGGCAATTCTCGATCTACAAGACCGGGACGCTCATGAACAAGTGGGTCGTCTACGAAGACCCCTTCTTCACGACCAACAAGATGATGATCGGTCTGAAGGGCGGGAGCTTCCTGGAGTCCGGCTACTGCTGGGCGCCCTACGTGCCCCTCCAGGTCACGCCGACCTTCCTCGACCCGAGCGACTTCAGCTTCCGCAAGGGCCTCCGGACCCGCTACGCGAAGAAGCTGCTTCGCCCGGACTTCTACGGCCAGATGACGGTCACGAACCTGTAGCCGTCGCTGCGTCGTCCCCCTTCGATTTCACACCCATACGCTCGTAGTCCCTCCAGCGGACAGGCTTGCTCTGCCCACGTCTCTCAGAGTAGGATGGGCCAGATCGCACTCACGGTGAGGCTGCGACCACTGGTCGCATGGTAGGGTACAGACGATGGCGAAGACGAACGCGGACGATGTGTTGGCCGACCTCAAGAGCGTCGGCGCTGTGGGCGGTCCCACAAAAACTCCAGACATTTCGGAGTCGGTGGTCACGGAGGTCGAAATCGAACAGGGGCCTCCGAGCGTTTCCGTGCGCGACCTCCGAGGTGGCCGGGCTGTCGAGGCCATCGACGCCGCCTTGGAGGGCATTGACGAGGCGGTGAGAGGGTTGGAGGCTACGAGAGAGGCCCTCGTGTACCTCCGAAGGGTCTGGGAGCCGGTCGATTCGGCCGAGGAGCCCCTGGACGTGCCCGTGGAGACGCCTGAGACGGTCCTGAGCGGGCCGGAGCCTCCGGAAGCGCCTTCCACCTCCCAGACGTCTGCGGAGCCCTCAGAGGGCTCCCAGGAGCCAAGAGAGGTCACACCAGAAGAAATCGCCCGCGTCCGCGAGTTGGCTCGGAGGAAGATCCTCGGAGAGGACATGACTCCGGAGCAGCGGGCAGCGGCCGAGGAAGAGGACAGCGCCCCGTTCGTGGGGCAGGTGCGGGCACTCCCTCCGGGGCAGGAGCCCGAAGAAATCACGATCGGCACGGTCGGCACGATCAAGCCGAGTTTTCCAGCGGAGGGATGAGGATGGCACGTCGATTCAAGAAGAAGGCAAGTATCCCCGGAGCGCTGAGTCTCCCTGGTCTGCCCGGCCTCGGGAACGACACGATCGTAGAGGGCGACGAGTACGCCCGGTTCTGCCCGGCGGTCCTGGAAGAGGTCTTCGATGAGGCTCCGGCCAAGCCGGCGGCGAAGAAGCCGGCGGCGAAGAAGCCAGCGCCACCACCTCCCCCGCCCGAGCCCGAAGATGAGGAGCCCGAGGACGACGAGGACGACGAGGGTGAGCCCCCGAGCATGGACTGGCTCAAGTCCGAGTTGGTCGAGTACGCCGAAGGTCTCGGCCTCAACGTGGACGGCATGACCAAGGCCCAAATCCTGGAGGCCATCGAAGAGGAAGAGGGGTAGCGCCATGAAGTGCCCGAAGTGCGGCCACCCGGAAGCCTTGGTCGAGAGCAAGCCGAACGGCGACGTGCACGTCAAGTGCCCGAAGTGCGGCCTGGACGAGGTGCGTGACAGCAAGGGGCGAAAACTTCTCCTCGACACTGTAGGGAGCGGCGACGTCCTGCTATCCTGATCAGTGAGAGGTGAGCATGGCCCGTCCGCCCGGCAACAAGCTGATGAACCGGGACGAGTTGTATGAGTGGATTCTCAGACGACTCGGCGCCCCGTTCTGGGATATCGAGTTGTGTCAGCAGCACGTCAGGGACGCTGTGGAAATGGCCGTCCGCTGGTTCGCTGCGAAGAAGGGCGTCTCCAAGCTATTCACGATCCGGGTACAGCCAGCCGTGGTCGAGTACCAGCTTGACTCAGAGATCGACCGCGTGATCGACGTCGCCTACGAGACGCACAAGCTGGACCTCTCCCTCATCTTCTCGCCGTTCACGCTCTTGGAGGAGAAGATCCCCTACGACGTTTTCGCGTCGGGCGGCTCGGGCGGCCTCTACTCCAGCTACGTGCAGACCCTCCAGTACATCGAACAGGCGAAGCGGGTTCTGAGCGCGGAATTCGAGTGGACCGAGATCAACGACAAACTCTTCATCGCGCCGCCTCCGGTGGATGCCAGGAACCTCGTCGTCTGGGCCAAGATCAACTTCACGCAGATCGAAGAGTTGGAGGAGCGCGACCACGAGTTGGTCAAGCGCTACGCGCTCGCCAAGGCACAGATCGACCTTGCGTGGATTCGAGGCAAGTATGGCGAGTACCCGAGCGCGCAGGGCACGACGACCCTGAATTGGGACCGCCTGCTCGACACGGCTCAGACTGAGATCGAAAAGCTGGAAGAGGAGATCATGGGCGCTGGCTACCCCATGGGGTTCGTCACCGGCTGAATGGAGGTGCGAAGTGCCCATCACGAAGAAGTGCTCCGGCATCGTCAGTTGTGAGTTTGCCAAGCTCAGAAAGAGCGGCCCCCAGACTTGTGGCCCGTTCGCCCTGGACGGGCGCGATTCGGCCATGTTCGATCACTTCGCTCAGGAGCACGTAGAGGCCAGCGGGACAGACCTGCTTCTGTGGCACCAAGACCTCGAACACTCGCTCCGCGATCCGCTCTACGACGAGCCGATCGATCGGGAGTGGCTCGGCCCATTCAAATTCAAGGGGTGGGTGGAGTACATCGCTGGCTCTCCCATGATGCGCGAAGAGGGCATGACGGTCCGGTGGCAGGGCTCCATCTGGGTTGCCAGGAAGACCTTGGAGGACACCGGAACACCGGCCCCGCTGGAAGGCGACGTGATCCGCTATTGGGACAACAAATTCTTCACGGAGCACGGCGTCAACGCGGAAGAAGGTGTCGAGGGCGGGTACTACTTCGATGTGATCAACGTGGATGACGACGGCCACGTCCAGGATTCGGACCAATTCGTCGGCCTGACGATCACGGTCCTGCGCCGCACGGAGTTTACGCCTGAGCGGCGTCTCGACGGATAACGGACAAGGGTGAGGACATGGACATGGTGAGAGTAGGGCAGGCCATTGCGAGTGGCGTGTCCATCGTGTGCGCGACGTGCAAGCGGTATTGGGAGGGCCGAGAGAAGCAACTTCCAGAGCCGAAGTGCACTGCGGAGAGACCGTGTGGGTCGCCGCTCGCTTCGATGACGTTTCCGGAGTACGACGGTCCGATGACCGACTTCACCCGCTGGTGTTTCGTGTGCGGGGCGAAGGCCACCAAGGGCGTGAAGGTCCGGGAGGAGCCCCGCGTGGTCGGAATGTGCGACACTCACATCCCCTGGCTCGGGAAGGTGGAGCCGGTTGGCTTGAAGCTCAACGGGGAGAACCTGACCGATATCATCGACCGAGAGATGGGGAGGGTGGCGAAGGAGCGCTTCATCGGACCGGAGAAGAAATCTCTCTTCCAGGCCATCGCAGAGCACGAGGCCGGAATCGCTGACGAGGAGAGCCGGTGAAGCTGGAGGTCCAGACGACAGAATTCGAGCAGGCGTATGCCCTCGTGAGAGAGTGGCAGGCCAGGGCTCGGGCCGTTCGGCGCCAATTCCTCTTCAGGGCCGTCAGCAAGGCATACGACGATCTCCTCGGTCTCATCCCATCGGACAGGAAAGAGCTTCGCGGGTCGCTCCGGATGGACCGGATACGCGGGTTGCCTGATTCACTCGACGGCTACCTCATCCACTCGGTACCGAAGGGCCGGGGCATCTCCAAGGCCGAAGAGGAGTCCACCGTCATCTACGTGTCGGTGAAAGACAACCTCATGAAGGCCCCTCCGGAGTCGATGATCATTCTGGAGGACTACAGCCCGTGGACCATGGAAACTCTCCCCTACGCCCCTGACCCGAAGACCACGGACGTCATCTCCAGGCGAGTGAGCCCACGAGAGGTGGGGCGTGTCCGACGAATGCGGAAGCGCGACAAGCCGGAGTGGAAGCGTCGAGCAATAAAGGCCGGTGTCAAGGTGGCGGGCGCCGGCCTCGCGCCACGACCTCGTGGGATGGAGGCCATTCCAGACACCGCGTTCGAGTCGCTTCGGCTGGAATTTGGGCTCGGGGGAGAACCGGCGAAGCCACACTGGCGCAGAGCGATCCTCAAGTTGGCTTTGCGTGGTGGGGCTGGTATGATCGCCCGGAAACGAGAGTTTACAAGAGCGATGACCAACTTGTCTTTCAACGCTTGGGAGCGGTGGCCGAGACGAACCACGAAATTCGCCACCGTTGCGACGGCGAAGAAGTACGTCCCCTTCCAGAAGAAGCTGGGGCTCCGGGTGGGGAGACAATGAGGGGTCGGAAGCGGGCGCGCGAGGAGCGCCAACGCGCGAACCGTGTTCAAGAGGCGTTCGACAGCTACCTGGACCACACGTTGGGCAGGCTCACCGACCTCGGGGCGGACGAGCCCATGGCGATCGAAGCCATCTTCCAGACAGTGAAGTACCTCGGGGATGAGGGCGTCTTGCCGGTGTTCCCTGAAGGCAACGTGAGCTACCAGACGATGGGCCAGTGGCTCGTCGCTGCGGCCGACTTCGGGCTCGCTGACTTCATGGTGGAGGCCATCCAAGAATGACCCACGACCCGCAGACACCGACCGGCGACGTCGAGTCGCGAGAGGCAGGGACATCCCCAGCCGGAATCGTCGGACTGCGGAATTTCGACGCAGGTGTGGTGGAAACTCTCGGCGCCGAGGTCCACGAGGTGGACACTGGCAAGGGACCGCACTCCAACTACTACATCGGAACGAAAATCCTCCCCATAGAGCCGGCTCCTGGCCTACCTGGAGTGCCGGTCACATTCTCTCACCCGGAAGACATCTACGCCCGGTACAGGCAGCCTGTGATCGTCGTGCGGCGCGATGACATCTCGCCGGCCATGAACCGCTGGCACCCCGGGCACAAGTCCTGGAAGGCCCCGGCGCAGGAAGCGAACCCCGTCACCGTGACCATCTATCCGGGCACGTTTGGGGAGGTCCAGCTTCACGGGTATGACCGCTACGAGACAAAGGACACCGGGGTTCCGTTCGATATCACCTACTCGATTCAAATCTTCGCCAGGCACAGGGGCCGAGGCCCGCTCCCGAAGAAGGGGACGCCGACAGGCTTTGAGGACTCGCCGGGTTCCTACGCGGCGGGCTCTCCTCGGAACCAGGTCAACTCGGTCCTGGACTTCGTTCTGCGCCGCTACGCTCCCTACTGCCAGGTGTTCGTGGAGGACAGCCTTGGTGATCGGCGCAAGTATTCGGCCTTCATGGAAGCTGTTTCTCATTTGGATGAGGTTCCCGAAGTCACGGAGCGTGTGCTAGGATTCGCCGTAACGCTGCGGGTTGAAGCGGAGCTTGATCTGTCCGATCCTGTAGTGCAGCGGGCCGCGACGGGATTGACGATAAGGTCCGAAGTGCTGTAAAGGATGGTGGAATATGGCTAGCTATTTCAACAAAACTCGTGGTCCGGTCACAGTGTCTCTGAGGACCGGCGAATCAGCGCTCGTCGGCCCGAAGAAGGTGCTCACCGTGACGCCCGAGCAGGACCGATCGGCTAGCCTTCTCTCGCGGGTCCGCAAGGGCCTGCTCATCCCGCTCAAAGACAAGGCGCCCAAGGCAGCCCCGGAGCCCGCTCCGGAGCCAGCCCCCGCGCCCGAGCCTGTCCCCGCCGAGGAGCCGGCGGAAGTACCTTCCATGGAGTGGACGAAAAGCCGGCTGACGGAGCACGCCGAGTCTCAGGGCTTGGAGGTTCCGTCGAGTTGGACTAAGGTGGAGATCCTGGAGGCGATCACGGAGGCAGGCGAATGACGATCGCGATCATGAAAACTTCACGGCGCAACGGTCGCCAACAGAGGAGGGACTAGGCCATGGCCGAAATTCTGTCGCCAGGCGTGTTCATCGAGGAGGTGCCGAGCGCCGTCCAGGTCGTGCAGCCGGTCTCCACGTCGAACATGGGCATCGTCGGCGCGACCAAGCGAGGCCCCACGAACGAGGCAACGCTGGTCACGTCGTTCGCGCAATTCACGCGCATCTTCGGAGAGTTGATCTCCGATTCGCGTACCGGCCTCACCATGGCCGCGTACTTCGCCAACGGCGGGAGGCGGGCCTATGTGGTCCGCGTCATGCCAGGCGATGCTGTCGAGGCGGGGACGGATCAGTCCGGCGCACCTTCGGCCTACGACAAGGGCCAACTGACGAGCGCTCGGAGAGATTTCCAGTGCAACATCGGGGATGGTGTTACGGCTGCCGTCACGGAGTCGGTTCTCACCCCGACCGCGCTCATCACCGACCTCGTGGCGGAGCCCGGCGTGGCAGGAGTCACCTTCCGGTGGCGCTCTGACGACACGCCGGTCGTGGCCGAGGCTCTCTACGAGCGCGACGGCGTGACCGCCCTCGTGCAGGACACGGTGGGGCACCCGCTCCACCACTACGAGGGCCGCATCGTCACGTCGATCCCGAGCGATGGGGTGGACTCCGCGCTGCCGAGTGTCATGCCCGGTGGAACGATCACCCTGAATTGGGATCCGGACGGGGCGACCCCGACGACCCTCAACCTGACGCAGGTTGGCACGACCATGCGGGCGACCGGGACGTCCGGCGCCGGCACCACGGCCGAGCTTGACCTCATCACCGGCATCCTCGTCATCACCTTCGCAGGCGTCGAGGTTCCGGTGCTCGCAGGCGATGGCACGGCGATCACCCTCGACTTCACGCCGGGGACCGACGTGCGGTCAATCTCCGACGACGGCAGCGGAGCCATCCCGGACGTGGGGCCGATCCTCACGGCAGCCGGGTCGGTGGACTACGTGGGTGCCACGGCTGGCGACTACGCCTTCACCACGGCGGCCGGCTACGAGCCGGGGACGGACTGCCCGGTGCTCTGCGACTACGACGTCCAGGCGTGGGATCTCGACCCCATCTCGGTCGGCTCGTGGGCCAACGACATGCTCGTGGAGGTCATCGGCAACGACGACTACTACGACGTGACGACGGACACGTACTCCCGGTTCAACATCAACGTCCGGCTGCTCAACTCCTCGACTGGCCTCTACGACATCGTGGAGACCTACGAGGAGATCACCTTCACGGACACCACGTCGGCGCAGTATTTCCCCGACGTGATCAACGACCTCTCCGATCTGGTGAACGTCGTGGAGCCGGCCCTCAACGCCGAGGGACCACAGCACCTCAACGGGGAGGCTCGGAGCCTCATCGTCGCGGCCGGCGACGAGTTGGCCGGAAACCGGCAGATCACGACCACGCTGCTCGACGCGCCGGTCGTGCCGAGGACTTTCAGCCTGTCGTGGACCGACCCGACCGGGACCGCCTACACCATCACGGACGATGGTGCGGGCAATCTCATCGGGGACGTGGACGTCGCTGGCAACAACACCATCGACTACACGACCGGCGCCGTGGACGTGCTGCTCGGGTACGCCATCGACCAGGACCAACTGGTCCCGGCCGTCTACCGCTCGGTCTCCGAAGAGGACAGCCACCTCGACGGGTTCGCTGGCGGGTCGGACGGCACGTTCGATGCGACCAACTACGGGCGGAGCCAATTCACGGCGATCACCCTGGAGCCCAACTTCCAGGGGCTCTACGCGCTCAACAAGATCGAGGAGCTTATGCAGGTGATCATCCCCGACTTCGCCGGGGACATTCAGATCACCAAGGACATGCTCGACTACGTGGACAGCCGCGAGGTGCTGCCGTCCGGCGGCGACCGCTTCGCCATCCTCATGGTCCCGCAAGGCTCCAACGCGCAAGAGGCCGTGGACTTCCTCCGCATCGACGTCGGGCAATACTCCAAGTTTGCCGCGATGTACTGGCCGTGGGTCAAGATCGCGGACCCGCTCGCGGACAACCGGCCGGTGGTGTTCCCGCCGCTCGGGCACATCGCGGGCATCTACGCCCGGACGGACTCGACCCGCAACGTGGGCAAGGTGCCGGCGGGCACCGTGGACGGCGCTCTCAGCTTCCTCGTCGGCCTGGAGATCGACTCCATCAGCCAGGGGGAGCGCGACGTCGTGTACCCGGCGCGGATCAACCCGCTGGTAGCCGGTCCGCAGACCGGGCTGGCCGTGTGGGGCGCTCGGACCATCTCTCTCCAGAGCGAGTGGCGCTACATCAACGCGCGGCGCCTCTTCATGTTCGTGGAGAAGTCGGTCTACAACGCCACGCACTGGATCGTGTTCGAGAACAACGGTCCGGGCCTGTGGGCGAGGATCAAGGCCCAGATTCAGGGCTTCCTCACCAATCTCTTCAACGACGGCCTCTTCGCGGGGACGACGCCGGCACAGGCGTTTTTCGTCACCTGCGACGAGAGCAACAACGACCAGGCGTCCATCGACGCCGGCCAGGTGATCATCGACGTCGGGATCGCGCCGAACAAGCCCGCCGAGTTTGTCCGGTTCCGCTTCCAGCAGAAGACGCTGGACTCATAGGGAGGTAGGCCATGCAGGTCACATTCACGAACGCTTCTACGGAAGACATCTTCCTGAGCCTGCTCTACAAGACGCTGGCTCCGGGCGCTTCGGTCACGGTCTCCAAGTCCCGCTCCGAGTTGGACATGGAGCAGCCTCTCAAGGCGCTGGTCCAGGCCGGAGACATCGTGCTCTCGTTCGCGGTCGAGGACGGCGACGACGCGGCTCTGGGAACCGAGCCGTGGCCACCCTTCACGGACATCACGCGGCCACTGGCCGCCGACTGGCCGCTGTTCGGGGCGATCTGGAACACGGACGACAACGCGCTCAACTGGACCGACGGGACCAACTGGCGCGATGCGGCCGGGGTCATCACCTGATAGGTGAGGAGACCTTGGGCGCCCTTGCCCCCTGTTCGAGAAAACTCGACTGGACGGGCTCGGGGATCGTACTGTAGGTTTGAGGTAAGGGAGGCTGCACATGGCCAGGCCAGTAGCAGAAGACTTTCTCCACTCGATGCGCTTTCACGTCGAGGTGATCAGTGGTGACGGGCCGAATTTCGGCCCACCAGAGGCCGGGTTCTCCATGTGCTCGGTCCCTGAGCCAACGACCGAGGCGGTCGAGTACAAGGAAGGCACGTACATCTACACGCGGAAGCAGCCGGGGAACACCACGTTCGCGGCCATCTCGCTCTCGCGTGGCGTGGCGATCACGGACTCTGCCTTCTGGCAGTGGATGAAGATCGTCATCGAAGGCGCGGGGGAGTACCGGCAGGACATCCGGATCAAGCACTACCACCGGGAAGAGGCTCTCCCCGGGAGCGGTGACGTGACGGCGAACCTGACGGCCATCCCCACGAGCGTCCCGGCGGCGCGCACCTACGAGGTGTTCAACGCCTTCCCAGCCCGGCACAAGGTGGCCGGCGATCTCGATGCTACAGCGTCCGAAATCTCCATCATGGAATTGGACCTGGAGTACGAGTATTTCAACCTGATCATCAACACGTAGCAGCCAGCCGCACGCGGGCCTCGGTCCGGGCGCGGCCTTGCTGCGAGGGGCTTTACCTAAGAGTTGAAAGATGCGATCGTCGCTCACTGACTACCTCCAGAATTACCCGTTCTGGCTCATGGACATCGCGCCGATCGAACCCTTGGCGATCCCCCTCTTCACGCCCCTGCTCGGCTTCTCTTCGATCTCGGCGCCTGAGATCACCCTCGAAATCCAGGACATCACAGAGGCAAACTGGTTCTTCAAGCGCAAGGTCGTTCGGGGCGGCGACGTCGGCAACATGACCCTCATGCGGGCCTCAAAGTGGTACGACAGCGACTTCTACAAGTGGACGCTGGCGGCCCTGGCAGGGAACACCGGAGGCAGAGGCCGGCTCCACGCTCTCTCGACCGGCGGTGCCACCCCGAGGAGAGACCTGCTCCTGGTCCATTTCATGTCTCGGAACCCCCTTCCGGCGGGGGCTGCGGCAGGAGCGGTCGCTGCGGCGGGCGTATTGGCCCTTCAGGGCACGGCAACGGCTCTGGTAGGGGGTACGTCCACCCTGGCTTCCGGGGCCTTCATAGGCGGCGGAGCGGCCACAGCGGCGTCTATCGCTTCTTCGGCGGCAGGGGCACCCCTCGGTCCATTCGAGTTTGCGCCTCGACTGCCCGCCAAGGCGTGGGTGCTCTACGGGTGCATCCCGGCCAGGTACAAGCCGGCAGGGGACTTCGATGCGTCGGACGGGGCCATCTCTATCCAAGAGCTAGAGATCGCCATCGAATCCTGGGATGAGTTGTCGCTGGGCACGACGGCCGGTGTCGCGGCCTACGGTATCGCCATCGCGGACGCGGTGCGGACACCAAGAGCGGAGTAGGTCATGGGCAAGGATTGGGAAGACCTCGACACGGAGAAGCTACTTCGCCAGCGGCAGGACCAGCACGAGCAGACCACTTCCGGAGGCGTCGGCGGGTATGAGGTGCCTCTCGGAGGCCCGCTCCGACCGCCAACCCCGCCCTACCAGCCAGTCGAGAAGCCGAAGAAGAAGCCGAAGAAGAAGTAGGAGAGGAGCGCCCTGCGCCGGGAGCTTGGTGCGGTTGGCTTTACATCAGAAATGCAGTAAAAGGAGCGCATGATGGACGATAGAGCAGAGATCCTGAAGGCGACCACGGACGACCGAAAGGACGCATGGACCACGCGCGTATTCGATGCGTGCGGCGGCAAGTGCTCCAACTGCGGCTCCAAGGATCGTCTGAAGGTGAGGATGATCGTGCCGGAAGCATCGGGAGGGAAGCGTGTCGTGAGCAACGGCACGCTCCTCTGCCGGACCTGTGAGTTGGCTCGCGAGATCAACCTCAAGAAGCCGCAACCCGCGTCAGGGGAGCGCACGAGGCCGATCAACTTCTTCGTGAGCCAAGAGCTACACACCAAACTCCAGAACGGTCTGGCCACGGACTACGGGTTCCGGAGCGTGTCGGCGCTGGTGCGCTTCCTCATGTCGAAATTCGTGGCCGGCGCGGACGAATTCGATGACCTGTCCCTCTACCAGACGGGGGGCTCGGACGTGAAGGTCAACGTCTGGGTCGGGCGGGACGTCTACGCCCGGTTCAAGGCGATCACGGACAGAAACGGGACGACGGTGACAGACACCCTGAAGGGCCTCATCTGCATGTACGAGGCAGAGGCTCACAGGATCGCAGGGAGGACGAGGACATGAGCGGCGACGAAACTCTTCAGGACGAGGTAGGCGGCGGAACCCACGAGGCCCCGGTCGGCGGTGCGTTCGAGCAGATGCACACCGTCCGGCAGATGGAGACCCCGAAGGGCTCGAACGGTGTGTTCGAGTTGCCGTGCGGGTACCTGGACCCTCACACGCAAGAGCTATTCACGGAGGTCCAGATTCGAGAGATCACGGGGAACGAGGAAGACATGCTGGCTTCGCAGCAGATCCCCTCGGCCCAGAAGATTTCTCAACTTCTGTCCGGCTGCGTCACGCGGATCGGAACGGTCACGGACAAGGGGCTCATCGCCGGCATGGTGCAGAACCTCACGGTGGGCGATCGTGTCTTCCTCATCTTCTCCATCCGTCGTGTGACGCTGGGGGACGAGCTACCCGTCCGGGAGAAGTGCCCCGAGTGCGGCGTCAAGACGCTGTTCATGGTGGACCTGGCGGAAGACCTCTCGCCCAAGCCGATGCCGGACCCTCGGAAGCGGGTTTTCGACGTCACGCTTCCGTCTGGTATGGAGGCACGGTTCCGGGTCTCGACAGGGCAGGACGAGACCAACCTGGCGAAGCTGGTTCGGCGCCAGAAGCACAAGTCGGACAGCCTCTCTCAGGCCATCCTCATGCGGCTGGAGATGCTTGGGGATGAAAAGCCCACGCTCAAGATGGTAAAGTCTCTTGGAATGCGTGATCGTAACTTCCTCCGGGAGCAGTTTCAGGAAGTGGAGGGAGGCGTAGACACCACGCTGGAATTGGAGTGCCCGGCGTGTGGGAACGAGTGGGAGAAAGACCTCGACCTGAGCGCGGCCAATTTTTTCTTCCCTGGGGGTCGGCGGAGGCCCTAGAGAAGGAAATCTTCTTCCTTATGGAGTGCTGGTCGGGTCTGCCCTACGAGTCGATCATGGCGATGCCGGTCACTCGTCGCCACCGCCTCATGCTCGAAAAGAGCAGTCTGGAGCGGAAGCGACATGAGGACCAGAAGTCGGCCATGGCCCGCGCGAAAGCTCGTGCGAGACGACGGCGGTAGGAGGCGGCAGTGGCTTTGAATTTCATGGGGCTTGGCTTCTCGTTCGGTGCGAAAGACGCCGGCCTTGACGATGCCCTTGGGGGCGTCAACGACAAATTCAAGCAACTGAATGATTCGATCAAGGACTTCCAGGTCAACGCCGCCGAGGGCCTCTCCCCGGCCGAGGGGATGTTCGAGGACATCACCGATCAGCTAGACGATCTGATGGTGGGGGAGGACAAGTGGTCGTTCAAAGACCTCGACTTGGACCTCCCGACCGACCCGAAAGACCAGGTAGACGACCTCTCCAACGCCATGGGAAGTATGGCGGAGGGGGCGGCGCTCGGAGGGACGAAATTCGGGCGTATGGCAAACTCCGTTCTCGGCGGGGCTGGCAAGATCACCGGAGCGCTGGGCTGGGTCGGCATGGCCATCGGCCCGGTCATCTCAGGGTTCGGGCAGGCGGCCGAGACGGCCGGCAACATGATCGACACTGTGGCCGGCATTCCAGGCCGCGTCTCGGACCAGATACACCGGCTCGCCAACGACGGCATCAACCTGACCAACAGCCTGGAGGGGGAGGCCGTAGCGCTCGGGCAGACGGCCAGGTCGGTCGGCGTCAACATGGGCTACACCGGGGCCAACCTGCGCCGCTTCATCGGGCAGGCGACCGGCATGGCGATGGGGCTCAACATCGGCGCCGACGAGGCGGCCCGCGCCATCCGCGCGTGGGATGAGTCGGCCGAGACGCTTGGAGCGACAGGGCTGAGTAGCGCACAGGACGTAGCTCGGCTCACGGCCGCGTTGGGCATCAACGCCGACGTCCTCCGCAACTCAACCCTCGAATTGAGAAATCTCGGTGCCGAGGACGAGCAGATACACCTCGTCACGTCAGCCCTGGCTCAGATGGGTCGGGAGACCGGCGATGTGTCCGGGGCCTTGAACGAGCTACCCCAGGTCTTGCAGATGCTCGAACGCCGCCGGGCGCTGGGGGACACCCCGGAGCAGATGGCGGCCTTCGCTGCGGACACGGCGGCGGCTGCGCGGGGCCTCTTTGAATTCACGCAGGACTCCGAGCGCGCCCGGCAGATGGCGTCTGAGTTGGCGGGAACAGTCACGGAGAGCCGCGAGGCATTCCAGAATATGTTCGCTGGCACAGAGGACCAGCTTCCGCAGTTGGCGACCGAGCTAGCGATCACGACCGGCGACGTCCAGCGGTCGTTCCAAATGATGCGGGAGGGGCCTGGCGGCCTCATCCAAGGTATCGGGGAGCTTGTCCAGCAGACCGGAGGCCAGGGCGAGCGGTTCGAGCGGCTCATGGGGTTCATGCGAGGCCGGTTGCAACAGGTCTTCGGTCCCGAGATGACGGGCACGCTGGTCAACTTCTGGCGGACGATGGACTCCGAGACCGTTGGGGCTATGCAAGCGATTCGCGGTGCCTCAGTGGACCTCGGAGAGATGGGCCGGGAGGCCCACACGACAGGCCGGACGCTGGACGAGGTGTTCGAGCGCATGCGAGCGGGCTTCCAAACTGCCTTCCGACGCATCGCGCGTCCGGCCGTGCGGGATTTCGTCCGCGACACGGGGCGCCAGCTTCGCCGGCTGCGACGGTCCATGAACGCAGCGGCAGCGGACTCTGGCGCTCTCGGCACCGTCATGGAGCAACTGTCGCTCGCCTCGCAGATCGGCGGCCTAGCGCTCCTGCCCGAGGAGCTACGGGGTACGGCCATCGCTGCCGACGAGCTACAGGGCATGGTGACGCCCCTCATCCAAGCGTTCGGGACGTGGGGCGGGCTCGTGGAGACTGTCGGCGCGTACATCGCCCTGTTCGCCACCGAAGTCATCATGGCCCGGGAGGAAGTAGGTTCGTGGGGTGAGGCCATCGACCGCACGGCAGACCGCTTTGCCGGGATGTTCGTTGAATGGCTCGATGAGGCGGAGCGATTCCTTGTGCAGTTTGCCGAGGGGTTCGCCACGTTCGATTGGGATGCCCTCTTCGGCCGCGCGGGAGAGGA